TTAATTCGCAGGGTGTTCCAGCATGCGATCCAGCACGGCCGCCGCCTCGGGGTGTGCCTTGCCGCGGGCCAGATAGTGCCGTTGCGTGGTGAGGATGTCGGCCTGACCAAGGGAGTCGGCGATGACGCGCATGGGAAGCCCCGCATCGTCCTTGAAGGTCGCGCCGGCCTTGCGGAAGCTGTGTGCGGTGATGTCTTCGGCGATTCCCAGGGCTGCGCGGATCCGGCGCCATTGCGTGGCGACGTTTGTGGGGTCTCGCGGCGTCCACTCGTCGGACGGAAACACGAGATCTGCGAACTCGTCGGCGATCGGAGCGCCGAATGCGAGCTTGCGCTTAGCCAGAGCGTGCTTGCGGGCCTCGAGGGTCTTGATTGCGAACTCCGGCACTGAGATTGGCTGGAAGCGGTTCTTCGGGTCGTCGTCTTTAGTGACACGTACTAGGCCCTTGCCCTTGACGCGGATGATCTTTCCCGACGGCACGAACACCCGGTTGATCAAGTCGAAGTCTGGCCACATAACGCCGAGTACTTGGCTCGTGCGCAGGTTCAGCCCGTACAGCAGATCCACGTAGTCGGCCATATCGGCGCTCTCGCAGTATTCGGCGACCGTGGGCGGCGTGTAGCTCTTGGGTGGTTTCTTGCGCTCGGCGGCCGACAGGATCCGCGGGCACGGCGCCGTGGACCTTCGTACGGCCTCGAGGATGAACCGAACGTCTTCGGCGCCGATATGGGCCGCGCCACCGGTGCGGCCCTTGGGTTCAACATCCTTGTCGAGCTCGACCTCGCGCAGGGGATTCACTGAGACTGCGCCGCTGCTGATCCGAATCGCGTAGCGGAACATGCCAGAGAGTGCCGAACGGCACGACTTGGCGGACCCGGGACCATGGTGCTCTGCCAGATCCGAGAGGTAGGCCTCCAGGAACGTGGTGGGAACCTCGGAAAGTCGACGGGAACCGAAGCGCTTGATGAACCGCTCGGCTTCTCGGTCGTAGGAGTCCAAGGTGCGCTGAGCGCGGCCCTTCTTGATCAGGTATGGGCGGTAGTGGGTGGTCCAGAGCTCACGGATGGTGGTGCTCAAAGTGATCGTATTGTCCATCGGTGAGCTGGCTAGATCACGTGCCGCTACTTGGACAGCTTCGGCCGCACGATTACCACCGGCGTCCGGAATCGCGCGTCCGCGAGTGTCGAACTTGGGAGGGCTGATGCGCTGTAGCTTGCGGGGCCTGCCGCTCGCGTCGCGCACTGACACGATGGCCTCCCAGACACCTGGGGCGATCTCCCTACGGTTGACCCTGCCGGGAACCCCTATGGGTCGCGGCGGCCTACCGCGTGACACTGTGCGCGCCGGGGTCGGGCGTGAACCATCGCTCCATGGACAATCATTCTAGTCCGTTCGGGCACAACCGATCTGGACATTCTCCACACCACTTGACTGTCCAAGATTGCCTATAACTGCGGCTGCCGTTTCTCCAGTGGGGCGGACTGCCTCAACTCGGGGGTTGGGGCGGAAGGAGTTCGGCTATTCGGGTACGGGATCTTTCGGCCAGGGGTCGACGTCGGGTTTGAAGGAGTACAGGTCTCCTCCAAAAGTAAACAAGGGAAATGCTGGCGCACTTACGTTGACTCGAGCGCACATCGCAGCGATGCCTGACTCTACGTACGGAAGTAGGTATGGAAGGATGTACTCCGCGCCGAACTGTTGTACTTGATCCTTTGACAAAGTTAGCTCTTCGACTAGCTGTATAATGGCTGCTTCCTCGTACTCGATTATGTGGCTGTCGATTTGAGCTTCACCTCGTAGCATCACAACCAGCATGTCGGGTTTGCCCGAATCCTGCAACACCGGCGTCAGCTGCAGCGGCTTGTCTCCAGGCTCATCCTTCGTTCCAATTCTCCTGGCGAGCGCGTGGGCGGTGCGGTGGTCGACGCCCTGGGTTTGCTCCCAAATGTCCTCGGCGGTGAGGGGCCGATTCTCGCTCTCTGAGGTACTCATCGTGGGTTCAAAGGTAGGGGCATCTCGAGCGGTACGCGCTGTGGCGACGATTCGATGTCTTCGGCGCGATTGAATAATTCGTTGGCGTCGATCCATCGCGAGAGCGCATCTAGCTCGGCGCGATGTAGCCGTTGTGGGCTGTCCAGGACCACGTGGTGTATGTACCGCGCACCAATGGAAGCGGCATAGCGGCGGATCGTGGACAACCGCGGGTCGGCGCCAGGGCGTTCGAACTGGCTGACAGTGGTCTTGTGGCGGCCCCAGGCCTTACCGAGGTCTTCCTGAGTGAGTCCTGCACTGTGGCGAAGTGCGACTAGCTGTCGCATGAACTGCTCGTCTGCGGCCGCTAGATCGGCAGCTAGACGTGCTTCGGGCGATTCGGATCCGAGCCCGAACTCCTCAGCTAGCTCCTCAAAGATCCCCACAAAGTAGAGAATAACCTCTACTGGTTCCCCTGGGGCAATTCGTGACCGATTTGACGTTCTTCAAGCCATGAGAGGAACTCGGCACAGGCTTGTGCGATGTGACCGTCTTGCAGCCTTTTGACGACCTCCCATTCGGTTGCACTCCTGGCGATGGGTTTGCGCGCAAACACCAGGAAAACAATCAACGCGGGTTCGACGAGCGGAGCGGCGAAGTACATCCTGAACTGCCAGCCCCAAGCATCGGTAGCGCCTTCGTCGTCGACCAGAACTGGGTGGCGGAGCTCCCCAAGCTGATGATCATGTCCTTTGAGGGGATGGCACCACTCAGAGTCTTTTGCCTTTGTAAGCCCAGAGCCATGAACACACCCAGTGATTGCCCGGTTCTTGAGATCGAACAGTTCTTGGAACAGCTGCGCTACGAGTCTGCGCCGGGCTTGAATCTGGGCTTGAGTGAGAGGGCCGTCGTCGTCCTCCTGTAGTTCATCGAGTAGCTCTGTGAATACCGTCCGGGCCTGATCTTTGAAGAGCTCACGTTCGTGTAGTTGTGTACGCCCTCCGAATTGCTCTTGCCACGGGGCGTACGGGCGAATGCTGCTCAATCGGACACACTCAAGAAGTTGTAGGACATCGATGCGGATGTTACGTCGGAAGGTCGTTGTGGCGCGTGGCGTCAAGATGCACAGTCGTCACAACCAGAGGCTCTGCGCCTCGGGCCTTATCCTTCACACGCGACGCCGTCATGGTCGCGGTCCAGACCTGGCCGGTATCCGGGGTCGCCCTTTTTGATGTTGTATGCCCCGTCGGCGTGGGCTTCCTTGCAGCTGCCGTACGGCGGATCGGCCAGAGTCGGTGCCGCTGCGCTGGCCGGCCAAGCTGCTGACGCAGCGATGACCATTCCTCCGATGAGCCCGCTGATGACTGCACCGACCGTGAGCTTCATGGCCCCCGACCTCCCCGTGATCTTGCTTGTGGTGAGAGGAATGTACTCGTAATCGAGGCCCCTCACAGCCGTTTCACAGCACCACCCTCGGCGGCGGTGGATCGTCCTATCGGGCAGGGTCGAGTTCTCCGTGTTTGGTGGCTTGGTCCAGCAGTTGGGCTCGTGCGTCGAGCCGGGTGGGGTTGATTGTTTGGCAGGCGGCTACAGCGGCGAGACACATCCAGGCGAGCATGTTGACTCGATTGAGATCGCCGAAGTTCATAGCGGCAATAAGGCCAACAAACGGGAGTCCAAACAGGTCGCCCTTCTTGCCGAGATTGGGCTGAGCGAGCCGTGCAGCCGCGTGAAGTACCACTGAATCAGTGGGGACTGCGCCGGCGCGAGTGGCGTGGATGGCTTGTGAACGTTGTTGTGGTGTTAGGCCTTTCAACGCTTCGCGAGCGGCGAAGATGTTGTCTCTGCCGACCAGGACCCACACAGAAGTGGCCGCGGCTGAGATTGCCATACACGCTGTCAGGCCGAGCTCGGAAGTCTTGCCATTCCAGGTCAGCGCCAGCAACGCAACGAAGATCAGTGATGAATAGATAGGCCAGCGCAGCCACAACGGAGCAATCTCTAACCTGAGTTCCACTAGGTAAGTGTAGCTGTACAGCAAATGTCAAAGAGTTGCGCTTGGGTCGACTCTCCGAAGCGTTCGTCGAGTACGGCAGCAGTGCCCCGGATATTTGTTGAAAATTGATGGAACCGGAATGGCCCTAGTGTCGTCGTATCTAGATGAATGCCGGTTGTGACGATGAAACGTGAGGTGAAGCAGGGTGAGTGGTTACACGTTCCAGCTGCGCGATATGAACCAGCAGGACCGAGAGAAGGCTGCCGCAGCAGCCAAGAAGACCCTGCACATGAAGGACGGCGCGGGCGCCGAGCTCGCGGCACCGATGCTTAAGGCCCGCGACATCATCGATGCACAGCTGCAGCTTTCAAGTAACCGCGCGGGTCTGACGTTTGGGGCGCTGCCGACCGGCGATGAGGTCAAAGCACAGTACGACGCGCGCGCCGACAAGGCCAAAGCCGGGCTGGCAAAGCTGCGCGACCAGTACCAGGAGTTCGCCGACCACTTCATCGCCACGGAGCTGTACTTCAAGAAGTCCGATGAAGAGATCGCGAAGATGTTCGATGAGGGTTACGCCGGGACGGCGATTTCGTACTGATGAATATCGACAAGTTTGTCCCATTACTCGTGGCTGCTATCGCTTTGGCGGGCTGCTCGACCACGACGTCCGGCTCGCCGGCCCCGGCGGCTACCACCTCGGTTTCGGGATCTGCTTCGGGGACGACCTCCTCGGTCTCTGTTCCGTACACACTGACCGCGCCGCACCCGACGCCAGGAAAGAAAAACGACGGGACGAGCTTTGACCCTTGCATCACCTATACCGTAGCTGAAATTCAATCTTGGGGTGTCGACCCCAGCAAGGTGACGGACACCGCTAATCAAGGCTTGGAGTATCGGGGATGTTTGTGGTCAGCAGATGGCTGGTCGATTGAGCAGAGCGTGATCAACAATCCCATCAGCGACTACCTGAACACCCCGGTCTACCCAGGCTCACGAGCAGAGAAGATCGGCGGGCTCGATGGTGTGGTGTATCAGTCGCCGGCGACCGGGGATTCAATGTGTACCGCGGCGTTGCCTTCGCAACAGGCGACGGTTCACGTAATTGTGAGCATCTACAACGAGAAAAGGGGCCGCAAGGCGGTTCCTGATCTATGCGCGAAGGCCGTTGAGGTGGCCACATTCGTCGCGACGAAGCTTCCGAAGTAACCGAGGGGATTGACATGGCTAACGACAATTGGCAGGGTCGCTCGCACGGCGAGATCGTCAGCCTTTTAAGCGCATTGAAATCTGATGCGGCACACGAAGAATCGCAACGTTGGGATAACATCAGTACCGCGGTTGCTGATTCGATTGACACCGCGATGGGTGCACGCACCAAGCTCCTCGATAACACGATCTGGGATGGCGAGGCCGCCGGCGCCGCGTACGACAGGGTGGACAGCTTTTACAAGGAGGCCGCCAGCCCCCAAACCGGTCTTGCAGCTGAGGCGGGCAAAATCGCCCAGGCCGCATCACAGGACGGCGAGACGTTGATCGCGGCTTCGCGGGTGGCACAGAACTACCCCGAGCCTGGACCAGGCGCTCCCACGAACCGGAAAAAGGAAGAGCTGGAAGCGATCCGGGCCGAAGCCCAGCGGATGTACACAGACCCGCTCACCGCGGCGAACCGACCTGAGATCACTGACGGCACCGGCCAGCAGCAGATGGGCCAGATTCCTCAAAGTGGCGGTGGCGGCAACGGCGGGGGAGGCAATGGCGGGGGCGGTTCGGGTAGCGGCACCCAGACCCCGTCGTCATCCGACGGCTTGGCCAACAAGGACACCAAACCGCAGCTTGCGGGCGGTGATGGTCAACAGGCCGGCGCCGGTCAAGGTCAGGGCCAAGGCAGTGGATCCGGTGGCGGTCAGGGTGCTGGCTCGGGTTCGGGTGGCGGCCAGGGAGCTGGTTCTGGCGGTTCGGGTTCCGGGCTTGGTTCTGGCTCCGGCGGTTCCGGCCTGCCGATCGGTAGCACTACGGCTGCCGGGTTCTCCCCGTCGTCGACGGGTACAGGTGTCGGCGGGTCTGGTTCAGGCGTGGGCGGCCCCGGCGGGCTGAGTGCGCTGCGCGGTGGTGCGAGCCTGCCGGGTGGCGCCGCGGCTGGTGCTGGCGGCGGTGGTGTGAACCCCGCGGGAGTTGGTGCTGCCGGAGTGCGTGGCATGGGTCCGATGGGCATGATGGGCGGCGGTGCGCATGGTGGGCACGGTAAGGGTGAGGACGACGACGATCATGCGATCCCGAGTTATCTGATCAACGTCGACAACGGCAACGAGCTGTTCGGCCAGTCGATCAAGGCCTCTCCCGGTGTGATCGGGGACTGGACCGAGAACGAGGAAGCCGAGAAGAAGGCCCGCGAAGCCGAGATCCGCCGCTACAAGTCCATGGGCTGGAACGTCAAATTCGAGTGAAACCGTCAGTGGTGCACTCAGATTCCAGTACTTGGTAGAAGGGGCGGATGTGGCACTTCAGATTAATCCCGAAGATGTGAATCGGCATGCGTGGGCGCTGATCGATGCTGTCACCGATTCACGTGCGGACCACGCGCATGACGTGGACAGCATTGCCGAGGCCGCCGGCGGATGGATCGGCGAGTCGGCGCGCGCATTGAATGAGGTGCAGGGCGTCTGGTCGGACCAGGGCGACGTGCTCCACAGAAACTTGGGCGGTCTGGGTACCTGGATGCAGGAAGCCGCCAGCAGGTTCACCGCGCAGGATCAGCGCAGCCGCGACAGTATCGCCAAGACCGATGGCGGCCAATGATGGTCACCGTTGCCGAGTTGGAGAAGTGGGACCCTAACGCGCTTGTGCAGTTGTTGGGGGTCATGTTTGGCAAGCACAAGAGACTTGCCAATCTCGGTGACACACTCGATGGCATCAAGCGCTCGTTGGAGGGTTGGGGAGGGGAGGCTGCCGACACTTGGAGGCACGAACTCGGCAAGCGCCGCACGGACATTGACGAACAACAGAAACAGACTCGCGCGGTAACAGATGCGCTTGAGCCTCTGGTGGATCAGGTCGGTCGAGTCGTGAGCGACTTCAGAGTGCTGAAGGGTGAGGTGGCGAAATACGGCTGGCAGATTACGCCCGACGGAAAGGTTGTCGGGGGCGTGCACGGGGACCTCATGCTGGAGACCGTCAGGGGCAACAAGGAGACGGAACTCAAGGGAATTCTGGAGCGCGCCAACGCACTTGATCACGATGTAGCTGCAGCAATCAGGCGTTCCGTGGCGTCGACCGGGATGCCGGAGGATCCTCAGCAGCCACCCCCGGACGGCTACACACCGGTGACCGCCGCAATGCTCATGGAAATGGACCCCAACATCAGCGAGGCGAAAGCCAACGAGGTCATCGGGCCGCTTAACGACATGATGCAGCGGGGCGGTATGAACACACCGGTCAGGCAAGCGGCGTTCATTTCTCAGGTAGCGATCGAGTCTGACCACTTCCTGACCTACAAGGAGTATGCGTCGGGGGCTGAGTATGAGGGGCGCGACGACCTGGGGAACACATCGCCGGGCGACGGGGTGAGATACAAGGGCCGTGGGGCTATTCAGGTCACTGGCAAGTACAACTACGGGAAGATTAGCGACGCTTTCGGCGTGGACTTCGTTAACAACCCCGAGCTGTTGGAGACTCCGCAGTACGCCTTCACGTCGGCTCTTTGGTATTGGAACACCCACAACGGCAATGCAGTCGCCGACTCGGGAGATATCGTCCGGATCACCGAGATGGTAAACGGTGGCCATCACGCGCTCGACAGGCGCACTGCGGTATTTAACAACGCGATGAGAGTGCTGGGGAAATGAAACAACTGGCATTTCTGGCAGCGCTGACTCTGGTGGGTTGCTCCAATGCGACCGAGTCGTCCCCATCTGCGCACGCGCAGCCGCCGGCAGCGTCGTGCGATTCCAAGTACACGCGAGACCAGTTCGTCGGCCGCTGGATTGATGAATCGACCACGATTACCCTTGCCGCTGATGGGTCACTCGTCACCCAAGGGGCGCAGGGAAGTTGGGAGTTCACAAGCTGGGACAAAACCCCGCAGGCCGCGCCCTCCGGTCAGGGCAGTAAGTGCGTGCTGTGGCTCAAAGAGGCTCCGCTCGACCTCGTGTACTTCCCGCTAAACGCAACTCCCGCAACACTTTCGATGAGCTATGTGGGTAGAGGAAACACTGTGACCTGGACAAAACAGGGATCGGATTAGCGCAATGAAGAGGGCGCAGCCCCAGCTTGATCCACCGCGATTAGAACTGGCCGCAGGACTGTATGAGATGGCGGCGTGGCAGCTCGATGTGTTTCTCGATGATGCTGCGGGCTACAGTATTTCGCCGCAGGACGCCGCCAGTCTTCAGGCGCTGGTTGATTTGATGCGTTGGCAGGGCGAGGGATATCGGCGCTATGCGGTGAAAATGCGCGCCGACGATGAGATGGTCGACGCGTACTTTGCGGGTGAAGTGGTAGCTCCGAACACGGCGGCGGCCTTTGAAGCGTCGATCACCCGACCAGAACACCCGCCGTTTCCGCAGCGATCCAAAGCTATCGATTACCAGCTGCTGCGGCCTGTGCGAGATCTGCTCGGAGAGGCGCACACGGTTCTTTCTCGTGGCTCCAGGCCGGCCATGGCTTACGCGGCCAAACAGGCTGCGGCCCTTTATTCCTGGTGCCATCCGCCACTGTCGGTGTGACGATCGGAAACTCTCCAGATAGTTGAAATTCGTTGGAACCGAATCGGTCTCACGCGACGTCGTACTAGATGTCAGCCGAACCCCGACTGCAGGAGCGTTCAACGATGAGCGAGACAAGCAAAGGGCTCCATGCGCGCGACCTGAGATGTTGCCACGGTGGCCGGGTGTGTGGCCTGCCGCCAGATACGTGACGTCACGCACCGCCAGCTGCGCCGTGCGACGTGGAGTGTTGGGCCTCAAGGTTGTACAGAATCCGCATGTTTGCCCTGGCGGAGTGCCGCCGACTCCGTGCGGTTGTCAGCACTGCCTACACGGTATTCACCGCAGGCATTGTCAGCCCTACTGTGTCTGTAGGCCCTATCTAGATTGCTTTGCTGACATACGCATGATTTTTATATAATGCCTGCTAGTTGCATATAGGACTAAGGGATTTGGCATTAGCGAAATAGAGGTATTGGGGGTATCTTTCAGCCCATGGCTATCGATAGTTACAAGGGACTGGAGGCCCGACGATTTTGGGGTGTGAGGGGGGTGCAGAGGTGGGGATAGCGTCGAGATATGCAGATGAGCGAGTCGGATAGCCGCTGGCCTTGCCGTCCACCGGCAGTTTTGGCTGTCCACGAATGTCCGGTAGGTGAGGGGAGACTACTTCCATGACAACGAAATCAGTGGACGTGATGGGCATGGAGTACCGGAACCTGGTCTCCGCCGGCTCGCCATGCCAAGGATTCTCGACGCCCAGCAGTGGTGGTTTCCATCGCCGCCCGGGCAGTGTTTGGCGCATCGGTTCGGGTTGGCAATGAAGAAAGTGGTCGTTAGTGGTGGGCATCCGTCGGCTCGGCTGCTTAAGGTCGGATCTATGCCGGAAATTGAGGTGAGAGGACAGGTCACGGTGGCTATACGGTCAGAAGATGCAGAACGTATGTGTTGGGCGCGAGCCCGAAACGGTTCCCAACGTGGCCATCCACGGCCATCAAGCGCTCCACAGATGCTCCGGAGCGCCGGGTGGAAGTTGAGGCATGTAGAAGATCGCCAAGGTGTGCCCCATGCTGGTGAATGTGAGATCTGGCGGGCGAGAAGGGAGGCCGATATGGACCTATCTGGTGGCCCAAAATTGGTGCGGTCAACTATGGCCAACTTGCCTGGATCGTCGGGCAGACTCACTCGTAGCGTTCATTCGGGTCGAACGTGTGCTCGACCCCTTTGCAGGGACAGGTAGATAGGCATGGGTATGGATTAGCGGGAAATTGACCATGGGCGCAAGGCGTTTCGACCGCTTTGATGCGCCAGACTTAGTAGGTCAGCGGAATGACCCAAGGGCCACGCAGGCAGATGGCCCAGGTGCAGCAACACCCGGGCCATCCTGACTGGCTCCTCATTAACGTCCCCCAACAGGCACGACAAGAAGGAACTAGACAATGAATGACTGTACGCCACCTGCCACACCCGGCACAGTGCGTCAAAGGCCGGCTGTTTACGCGCTGCCGCATCTTGACCCGACCGGCGATGTTGCATACCTGCAATTAGAGCTGGGCCGACGGCTCGCCAAGAACCCGTGGCAGGAATGGTCAGCCGTGCTCTTGACGGCCGTGATCGCCACGATCGACGCCCATAGTCTCGGCATTGAAGGACTCCAGGGCGGTGCGGGCATCAGCGTCCGACACCTCCGCGTTGTCTGACTTCGAAACCAGCGGGGTGATGGTTGCCGGGCTCGACGCATTTTTCAACACGCGCACGAGCAGGGGCCTGGCTAGCGCCATCACCTCATTGGCGACGGAGGGATCCGACTCTGCCATGAAGCCCATGAGCATGTCTGCAAAGACGGAACGAACGTGTGCAATCTCGGCGACGGACGCCTCGGCTTGGGTCCATACTTCGTTGGCCGTCGGAAGTCTCTCGTCAAGGCCGCTGGTGTATGCAGCTTGCCGAGCCAGTAGACGGTTCGCAGTGTCGGCAGCGTCAAGATGGTCGAGCACTTCGGATAGCGACTCCATGACCATAGTCAGGGTGGCTCCCTCCTTGAGATCCCTGAGTGAGATTCGTGGAAGATCCACGTTGACTTCCTCCAGCCTTTCGATAGGAGAATGGGCGTCACTCGGGTGGCCGTAGAACGTGGCCCCCTCTCGCACATCTAGTCCCAGCGATCTCGCTGACGCTAGTACCAGCTTGGTCACATCGACATTCAGGGCGGTTGCCATAGCCTCAAGCGTTGTCGGCTCCGGGAACTCCTTCATCCGTACGCCAGTGCCTAGCTGCTGCCATCGCTGAGCGCTGATTGTGGAGTTGGAACGAGCTTCGAGCTCGCGATACGAGACGCCTGTGCGGCCTTTCTCGATCTTGATGAATTCTGCGAGCGTGGGCACGCTCAGACTGTCTAACCCCCTACCGAGTTCTCGCAACGTGACCACCTCCGGACCTGCCTAGTGCTTGGGGACTGGATTGCCACCAATCCCTGCCTACTAACAACTGGTGGACATCATGCCGTAAACCACCAGGCTGGGGAACTACACCGCTGTCATTTCCTTGACAACTGCCTACCAGTAGGCAGACAATACTGCTTGTTGCTTGACAAAATAGGCGCCTAATAGGCAGGATGTGAGAAGACGTTGGCTACTCGATTCAAGCGGCGACCGAAGGGCACCTGGATGCGGTTGAGAAGCGTGCAACTCCTTAAGGCCTTCGTGGGCCCGGAGCCCGATAAGAAGCTCTCCGCACGTCAGCTAGCTCGAACAGCTGCGGTCCATCCAAGTTTCATCAACCACCTGACGGCCGGTCGGACGGCCAGCTGCACCCCGAGGGTTGCTGACCGCATTTCGGATGCGCTTGGCATCCCCACCGACGTCCTTTTTGAGGAGCGAGTGTCAAGTAATAAGCGCGCGAGTGTTGGAAGGGTTATGTAATGACTGATGTTCAGGTGTCTGAACTCCGTCGCGAGGAGTCCGCGAACGTGTCGTTATTTGACAGTGGACGCATTCCCTGCGCACAAGGGGGCGAGGACCGATTTTCGGCCCGCCGACTGATGGAGCAGATGGCCTACGACAACTGGCAGAACTTCGAGAAGGTCATCGAGCGCGCCAAGCAGACGGCACACAATGAGGGATTCAACGTGCGAACCCTTTTTACTGTCGTCAGTAAGAAGGGCGCAGGTCGGCCGCAGACGGACTACCTCGTCACGCGATACGCCGCCTATCTGATTGCCATGAACGGCGACACCCGCAAGCCAGAGGTGGCGGCTGCGCAGCACTACTTCGCGGTGAAGACCCGTCAGGCGGAGGTTGCGCTGACCGCGGCGATGACAGAAGACGAGCTGATCCATCGCGCTCTAGAGGTCTCGGCCCGCCGAGTCGCCGTGCTCACTGAGCGTGCGGAAGTCGCCGAGGCGAGGGTGATTGAGCTCGCCCCCAAGGCGGACTTCTACGACCACCTCATGGACGCCGATGGCTGCTTCTCTATGAACGCCACGGCAAAGATTCTCGGCTGGGGTCGCAACATCATGATGGCCGAGCTACGCAAGCTCGGTATCCTCCAGCGCGGCAATAACCTTCCGTACCAGCGGTACTCGCATCACTTCAAGGTGATTCCCGGCACGTACGAGCACCCCTCGGGTCAGACGATTCCATACGCCACCGCCTTCGTGCTGCCGTCTGGAATACCGTTCCTGCGCGGCAAGCTCGCCGAGGTACGCCCGTGACCGAATCAGGTGGCGCCCCCGTTCTCGTCACTACCAAGGTGGCGGCTCGAATCCTCAAGATCCACCCCGAGACGCTGCGCGAGTGGGTCCGAGAAGGCAAGTATGAGATCCCCAAGCCGATCCGGGTAGGTAGCCGATTCCGCTGGGAATTGGACGAATTGCGCGCATATGTGAAGTCGAGGCAGATCTCCGCCTGATCGTCCACAACTGAACACGGTCTGTGAACACCGACGTCCGTCTGATCTTGGCGGGTCCAACGGACGCCGGTGCCCTATCAACCAACACCGCTCATGGAAAGGCATTGGCATGAGGGAGCCTAGATCAACCATATCCCGAGTCGGGCGGACCGCCCTCGCGGCCGCGACGACTTCTGCGGTAGTTATGTGCTCGCCACCGGCACATGCCGATGACGCCAGTGACTATGCGGCCAGTTATGGCGGTCTGGTCTGCAAGCAGCTCGATGCCACTCCAACGCTGCCAGGTGTGACCCGTGTGGGGGTACTTGTTGCCGGGGAGGGGTTTTCGTCGTACGACGCGGGCCGCATCCTGCGGCTGTCGGTCAACACGTTCTGCCCCCGCCACACCGATCTGCTCCAGCGCTACATCGCAGCTGCGGGAGTCGCGCCGGGGAGGTCGGCATGAACGCGACAGAACTGTTGTGCGTAGACGTACAAGACGAGCTGGATGCCGAGGACGACCTCGTGGAGATCGGGGTAACGATTGGCCACCTGATTGGAGTGGCCTTCGACGTGTCGGAGGCGACCGGTGTCCCGGTGCCGGAGTTCAACAAGGACCCGAACTGGTTTGGGGGCTGCTACATCGAGATCGCCGACGAGCTGGGCTACAAGCCGACGCTGGCGGGGGATTGGTGGATTGACGCGCCGAGGTGGGATGCGGCATGACGACCCTTGAGTACACCGAGCAGCTGGTTGTCGAGTACTGCTGCGCCTGCAGCATTGCGTTTGCTGTCCCGGCCGATTTCCAACGGCGTCGCATGGAAGACCACAAGAGCTACCACTGCCCGGCTGGCCACGGTCAGCACTACTACGGCAAGACCGAGGCCGAGAAGCAACGTGAGCGCGCTGAGCGGCTGCAGCGTCAGGTCGAGGCACGCGAGGCCGACATCCGATTGGAGCAGCGGCGTTTGGAGTCGGAGCGCCGCGCGCATGCCGCCACCAAGGGCACGCTGACCAAGACGAAAAAGCGCATAGCAAACGGCGTATGCCCTTGCTGCAATCGCTCTTTCGCGAACCTCAAGCGGCACATGTCAGGGCAGCATCCCGATTACTGGCAGCAGGGAGAGGTCCAGTGATCGAGTTGACGGTGCCGGTATGCACAGTGCATCAGAAGTTCGAACCGTGCCCGCCTTGCGCGAAACAGGCTGCACGACTGCGGGTACGGAACTGGACTGCCGTGGCGTGGATGTTGCTCTTCACAGTGTTCTTCGCGGCCGTGCTCTGGTTCGCAGGCGGTGGCCGGTGACTGCCATCGAGATCAAAGACGCCGCCGAGTTGATAGCGCACATTGCCCGGGATGAAGTGCTGCAGGCAATGAAAACCCTTGTCACCGTGCGCGCAATCGACCCGGCTCGGATGCAGGAGCTCACCGCGATCATCTGTTCGCTACAGCGGGCGTACGACCAGCTGACTGTGAGTTTCGATCTGGAGAGGGGGCGGCAGCGATGACCGTGCACACCATCCGACCACACGCGGAGATCCTGCTCGATATCGCCCGCAAGCTGCAAACGGAGACCGATATATCAGAGCGTCTGTCCTTGGTCAACGCACGGGATCGACTGCTGCGCGCCATGGGAATTGAACCGCAGATAACCGTACTGGGAGAGGCATCGTGACCGTATACAGAGCAGAGGTCGACAAGTTCAGCACCGATGGAATCGTGATCTCGGGTGACTTCACTCCCGGTGACGTGATCTCACTGCGCCCGGGTGCACGGATCGTGATCGTGACCGAACAGGATGCGGAGAAGTTCCTGTGAAGTTCTCCGTGCGCTCCAGCGCGTTCGCGCCCGCAATCGCTTCTGTCGCAGCGGGGTTACCACGCGCGGCCGACACCCCAACGTTGGCAGGCATTCTGATTGAGCCCCTGATCGGGTCGATCGCACTGAGCAGTTACGACTATGAGCGGTCGATCCGGATGGAATTGGCTGCTGACGTGGGCGAAGTGGACGGGCCCGTGCTAGTGGCCGGCAGGCTGTTGGCCACCATCGGCAAGCTACTGCCTGCGGATGCGGAGGTGGCCTTGGAGGTCGAAGGCGGAACCCTCTCGGTCAGCTGCCGGAAGGCCTCGTTTGTGCTGCCGCTCATGGAGGCTCACTACTACCCACAGCTGCCGCAGGTCGCCGAGGACCGCGTGGTCGGCTCGGTAGTGGCAGCTGAGTTCAGTGCGGCCGTCGCCGCAGCAGCGCCGTTCGCGGCCGGTGATCCCGCATTGCATGAGTGGACGGCCGTGCATATGGTCGCCACCGAGGCGTACCTCGAGCTGACGGCCTGTGACAAGTGCTCAGTCATCGTCAAGCAGATCCCCTTCAACTTCGCTGCCGGCGAGGTGACGAGTGTGGACGTTCCTGCCGGACTGTTGGCCGATGCGGTGGGCCCCTGGAAGGGCTTCGGCGGGTCAATCGAGTTGTCCTGGAATGAAAACCTATTCGCGCTCTCCGGCGCTGGTTCAACGTCAACGATGAGCATCCTGGCTTACCCCTACCCGTCCGTGGAGCCTGTCTACCCCAAGCAGGTGACCACGGCGTGCGAGGTGACCAAGAGCCACCTGGTGGCCATGCTTAGCCGGGCGTCCGCGTTCAGCTCGGGGGACTATGCGCGCATCGAGTTGTTCGCGAGCGAAGGCAGTCTCGCTGTCCAGAATCTGGGCGGTGATGGACTCATTCGCGATGAGCTGACACCTCACAGGTTCTCGGGTGTGCCGACCAAAGTCGCGGTCAATGGCAGACGCCTCACAGCGGCACTCAAGGCGATTGATTCCGACCGGATGACGCTGGGTTTCAAGGGAATGCGGATAGGCCTATACCCCGGAACCCCGGAAGTGGTGTTCGAGCGCACGGGTATTTCGCTGCCACCCGAGGAGATGGCGGTAGCAGTCATGGGAATGGTGGGAGAAAAAGAATGAGTAAGCGCAGGGACGCGGCCCAGATACTCGCGCTGGTGGCGTGGGTTAGTAAGCAGCTCAAGCGGATCAAGGAAGAGGCCAACGCGCGCGCCGACGTGGAATTTCCTGACGAGAAAGTCAAGGGCCACTTGGTGATCGACGGCAAGAAGGTAGAGATCTCATCCACCACCCGCGTGCAGAAGGCTCCGAAACTCGTACTTGATGCCGCGGACACTGAGAGTTTCGCCCGGTGGGTCGAGAAGCGTTGGCCCACTGAGATCGTGCCGGCAGTGCGGCAATCGTTCCTGTCGCAGCTGGTTTCGAGGATGGCAGCCTCCGAAGGGTGCCTGGTGGACGACGAGGGCGAGGTCTGCCCCTTTGTGTCGCTGGAGTCTCCAGACCCGTACACGACCACCTGGTTACTCAAGGGCGCCGACGAGCACCTCTCTGAACTGTTGAGGCAGCGATCCTTGGCGGACCTCGTTCGGTTCATCGAGGACGACGTCACAGATCTTGACGCGGAGGTGCGCCAATGACCCTGACAGTCCGTAAGCCGACCGGTGAGGTTCCATTCCCGCTCGTGCTGATTGAGGGTCCCGAGAAGTCTGGGAAGACCTACGCCGCAGCACAGTTCACCGCCTCGGACAGGATCGGGCAGGCCTACTGGCTCGACCTCGGAGAGGACGCCGCCGACGAGTACTCGGTCATCCCGGGTGCTGACTACCTGATCATCGAGCATGACGGCACCTGGCGCGACATCGTGCACCAGGTCGAGGAAGTGGCCAAGCTCGCCAAGGCTGCGCATGCCGCCGGTGAGCCGCCGGTGGTGCTCGTCGTCGACTCGATGACCAACGAGTGGACGTTCCTCAAGGACTGGGCAGACCAGCGCGCGCGGAACACCCCTGCCAATCGCGCCAAGCTCGCCAAGGACCCCGACGCCGAGATCAAGCCGTCCATGAACTTCTGGAACGACGTCAGCGAGCGGCACTACCAGCTGATGCGAATGCTCGTGGCATTCCCCGGCATCGTGGTGATGACTGCCCGCGGCAAGGAAGTAGCCGAAGTCGAGGACGGAAAGCCCACCGGCAAGCGCGACTACCGCGTAGAGGGCCAGAAAGACCTGGCGTACGAAGCAACCGCCTGGGTACAGCTCTCCCGTGAGCGGCCGCCGGTGATTGTCGGTGTCCGCTCGCCCACGTACGGGGTGCGCCCCGGCGTGGACCAGCCGAGGTCGGTGAAGGATTTCTCGCTGGAGTGGCTGATCTTCGACGTGATGAAGCCCGGCATGTCGCCGCGCAAGACCACACCCTTGCAGGCATCTGACATTCCGCCGGCGCAGCAGATGAAGTTGACCCTCCGGGCGCTCCTCAAGGACAGGCGGATCGAGGCGTCCGCCGCGGGCGCCTGGTTCAACAGCGAGTACGGCGGGGACTTGAATTCAACGACCGACCTGGAGCAGCTGCAGGCCACCATCGACCATTTCGAGGCGATGGAGAGGTCAGCCGCATGAGCCTGCATATCTCGCTGACTGACTTCTTCTGTGGTGCAGGTGGTTCCAGCACGGGCGCGATTCAGGTGCCGGGTGTATCGGTCCGGTGCGCTGCGAACCACTGGCAGCTTGCGGTGGATACGCACAACGAGAACCACCCGAATGCGGACCACTATTGCGCGGATCTGTCGCAGATCCACCCGAAGTACTTTCCTAAGACGACATTCGGTTGGTTCTCTCCCGAGTGCACGAACCACTCACAGGCCAAGGGCCAGAAGCGGATAGACGCCCAGCCCGATCTGTTTGGCGACACACTGCCCGACGAAGCCGCAGAGCGCTCGCGGGCAACCATGTGGGATGTCGTGCGGTTCTCCGAATTCCATCGCTACGAGGTGGTGTTTGTCGAGAACGTCGTCGAGGTAGCCAAGTGGGCGCCGTTCCAAGCATGGCTAGCCGCAATGGACAGCCTCGGCTACGACCACCGGCTCGTCATGCTGAATTCAATGCACGCCCAGCTCGGCGGGCATGGCGCCCCGCAGTCCCGCGACCGCCTCTACGTCGTTTTCTGGCGCCGTACGAACCGAGCCCCGGACCTTGAGCGGGTGGTACGGCCTCGGGCGATCTGCCCCGACTGCGGGCCCATCAACGCCATGCAGGTATTCAAGAAACCCGGCAACACCGTCGGTCGGTACCGCCAGCAGTACATGTACAGATGCCCGAACGTCAAGTGCCGCAACCAGGTCATAGAACCCGTCGTGCGTGCGGCCGAAGAGATTATCGACTGGTCACTGCTGGGTGAACGACTCGGGGACAAGCCGATCAAGAAGTTCGTCGACAAGAAGACCGGCGAAGTGAGCTACGGGCCACTGGCGCCCAAGACGATGGCCCGCGTACACGCCGGCATCGACCGGTACTGGCTGCCGCTGCTGGTGCCCGTTGAAGGGCGCGAAGGCAAGGAAGCACGCCCTGTATCCGAGCCTGTACGGACGATGACGACCCGCAACGAAACGGGACTACTGGTGCCGTGCGGGGGTACCTGGCGCGAAGACGCTGCGCCGACCAGCGAGCCGTTCTCCACTCGCACCACCCGGGAAACCGACGGGCTGGCATTCATCGCCGAACTCCGCGGCGGCAGTAGCGACGCCCGCCCCGTGGCGCACCCACTGGCCACCGTCACGGCCTCGGGTAATCATCACGCGCTCGTCACCACCTACAACGGCAAGGGCCGCACCGTCACGAGCAATGAACCGCTATCGACCGTGACCACCCGCGATCGGCATGCGCTGCTGATGCGCAACAACACCCCGCGTGGCAACCCAGCCCAGATGGTCACGCCCGTATCGGAGCCAATGCGCACGCTGACCACCGAGGGACACCAGTCGTTGTTGAGCGCCGAGCGCCCCACGATCGATATCGATGATGTCCGGTTCCGCATGCTGGAACCGCACGAGCAGAAGCGCGCCATGGACTTCCCGGCCGACTACGTGATCAAGGGCAACCGCCGTGAACAGGCCCGCCAGGCAGGAAACGCCGTCACACCGCCAAGCTCACGCGACCTGATCACCGTGGGTGTCGAGAGCCTGTCATGAAGCACGCCTTTTGCGACAGATGCGGGCGCTACTGCATCGTGCGCAACTACCGGGATTGCATGTGCCTTGAGTGTGAGCTTGGGATGAATTCCATAGCGGCAATGCTCAACCCACGCTGGGCGCGCCCGATGACCAGCGCGGAGATCCGGGTCGCACACGCCTGGTTGATGATCGAGCGGCGGTCGGTCGCATGACCGCCGAGTTCACCGCCAAGGCCCTGCGACTTATGCGTGAGCGCTGCGGAGGTCTCTGTGAGGTGCAGTGGCCCTCGGTATGCCAGGGCAGTGGCAGTCAGCTGGTCGGCCATCATCGTCGGCCTCGGGGCAACGGCGGCACCAAGCGCCACTCGTCGCGCCTGGCCGCCAATGGGCTCATGGCATGCACCTGGTGCCATAGCTTCCTGGAGACGGGGGAGCGGGGCGAGGCGCGCAAGCTCGGATTCATCGTTGACCAGAACCGGGAGCCCGCGGACGTCGCGGTGTTCTACCGCCACGAGCAGAAGGTTCTGCTGTGCGATGACGGAAGTCTGGTAGCCGCATGAAGTGCGCACGACCCAACTGCTCCAGTCGCAGCCGCGCGGTGTCGAGAAGTAGTTTCCGGCAAGGTCTTTGCAAGCAGCACTACGAGCTGGCCAAACGCGGGTACGTCGACAGCACGCCAGTGCGAGCACGCCTGGATCTGCTTCATGAAGCCGGATTGCCGTGGGCGCACATCGCCGAGCTGGCCGAGATGAGTGAGCACGGCGTGCGCCTGATTCGGTATGGCGAGTACGACTCGGTTCGCAAGCTCACCGCTCAATGCATTCTCACGATCCCCATCCCTGGGCTATTCGCAGGCTGTGGGTATGTGAGCGCGGTAGGAACCATCCGTCGACTGCAGGCGCTCGTCGCGATTGGGTGGAGCTTCGATGCCCTGGCCAAGATGATGGGCACTCACCGCAACGTGCTCCTGAACACCCTGAAGCGTGAGCGTGTACTCGCGCGGCGTGCCCGAGAGGTCGCCGAGCTATTCACTCGGCTGCACCTGACACCGGGCCCTTCGGAGCGAGCTCGCCGGCACGCGAGCGCGAACCGATGGCCCGTGCCCTTCGCCTGGGACGAAGACACCATCGATGACCCCGCTGCGGCACCGGATCTTGGCGGCAAGTCGACGTGGATGCAGCAATACGAAGACCTGCAGTGGGTCTGTGACGACGACGCGGAGATCGCGGCGGCTATGAACATCCAGCTGGCGTCGGTGAAGCGCCAGCTGGGCCGGAAGGGAGAAGCGGCATGAATACCAAGCCGATACCGGCTAGCGCCGTGGGCTATTCGAGCTCGTCAAGCCGATCTTCCAGTGCCCCTATCCGGTCTTCCAGCGCCTCGAACGCACTCGCAATGTCGAGTAGGGCGTCCTCCTGGTCCGGCGTGGGCCCGTCTGGAAAGAACAGGTCAGTGAGCGCACTGAGGCTGGGCATAGCTACGGAATGTGGGTCGTCCATAGCAAATCAGCGTAGCTGGAGTGGACCTGCGTATTTGCGCAAGTCAGGAGTTGCGCTGATGACGACCGCGTGGGCGTCAGGCGCCTACCCGCACCTCGCATTCATCGATCCACCGGGCGAGGATGCTCAGGGCGGCGAGCTTCTCCAGGGCCTCGTGCTCGTCCCAATCGTCACCATGCTCATGCGCGGCGGGGTTGCGGATACCCGCGATGCATCCTTGAGCGAAAGGTCGCAGGGCGTTGTTTCGGCTTTTGACCGTCTTATCCTCGGGGTCTCCCGGCCACCGCAGGTACTTCTGTCCCGACTTCGGCTTCTCAGCGAAGGCCTGGTTCATCAAATCGTCGTCGTGGATGTCCTTGCGGCCGATTTTCTTCTGAGTGTGTGCGTTGATGGCCCGAGCTGCTGCGTCGACCGCCGCGCGGTAATGCTCACTTTCCCAGAATGTTTGAGCTGGGGCCCATATCCATTGGTGGAGCTTGTCGGCTGCGATGGTAGGCGCATCGCTGCCCAGGTTGGCTGCCCATTCGTTCTCATCTTCGAGGATTCCGAGGGCTTGGTTGACGATCCCTATGGCCTCCGCTTCGCCGGCAGGGCGGCCGAGGTCGAGCTTGGCGGCCAATCGGTGATCCAGCCTCTCGAGAATCTTTCGGGCAGTCGGTTCCGCCCGATACAAGTCCGAGCGGCGACCTTCGTTTCCCAGGGAATAGCCCACGGGGATGCTGTCGTCGTACAGCTTCGCGAGGCGCCCGAACTCTTCGAGCTTGTCGTACATCCACTGCCGATTCATGGCGCGACAGTACATGGACGGTGTGCCGACGATGATCAAGATCGCGGGGTGGCCTAGTGGGATCGCAGTTGGGCTGGGAGATGGCCGAAATCGGGCAGGTGAGGGACGCCGAATTAGGACACTTTCTGATCAACATCACTGACCGAGAGGGATAGGACAATGGCTGTTTCAAAGCGTCTGCGGTTTGAGGTGCTACGTCGGGACAATCACACCTGCCGGTATTGCGGCCGGTCAGCGCCCGGGGTGCAGCTGACGGTGGATCACGTTGTTCCCGTGGCCCTGGGCGGCACTGACACCGCGGACAACCTGGTGGCCGCGTGTAGTGATTGCAACAGCGGGAAGTCGTCAGCCGCGCCGGACCAACATCTCGTTGCCAAGGTCTCCGATGATTCCGTTCGATGGGCTGCCGCTCTGCGGCAAGCCGCAGAGGAGAACCGACTGCATGACAACTCGGCTGTGTACGACGCGGTCATCAGTGCCTGGACGTCGTACAGGCGTGATCAGATTCCGAAGGACTACCGCCAGACAATCGACCAGTTTCTGGCGGCCGGGCTGCCGGCGGACGACATCGTGCAGATGGCTCACGTCGCTGACGCCAAGCCGAGTATCTACAACAGGTGGTCGTACTTCTGCGGGTGCTGCTGGAGTCGCATCCGGAAGCTGCAGGAGCGCGCACAAGAGATTGTGGCCGGTGACCTCGCACCACCCCGGCCTCTCCTGACAACGTCCTGGACGCGATCTGATATCAGAGTCGGGGTTGCGTTCGCCGAGCAATGTGCAGAAGAGTCGCGGTTCGCCGCTTCGTCGGTGTATTGCAAGCACAAGGAGCCCGGTGACGTGCCCCCGTATTGCGATGACCCCGTATGCCAGATTGCTTGGTCCGTGGAAGTGGAGAAGTATTCCGATTGGACGTGGTCAAAGCGGAATGCTCGGGAGCGTCGCGACGATGCCGTTATGAGTGAGCTCGATCGCCTGGAGCTGATCGATGGCTAACACAGCTGGGATGATCAAGGAATCTATATGGCGTGACAAGGACTTTCGCCATCTTCCGCGTCTCGCCCAGTGCACCTATATGCAGCTGCTGTCACAGAAGGACTTGGACTGCGCCGGCCTCATGACACTGCACGTGGCGATGTGGGCGAAGGGATGCGACGAGATCACCGACACCGACCTTTCGGCCGACCTGCTCGTGTTGGAGGACAGCAGGTTTGTGTTCGTCGATGAAGAGACCGATGAGCTGTTCGTCCGCGGATATATGCGGTCGGCTCAGGTGATCAAGTCGCCCAACATCTTCAAGAGCGCGCTGAAGTCAGCCGGGATGGTGGAATCGCCGAAGTTGAAGGTGGAGGTGGCTGCCGAACTTCGTCGGCTCCGGCGTGCCGAGGCCACGAAGCTGGCCGACCTCCTCGACCCAGAGCCGGCTCCTCCGGACGGCATGAAGGGTTCGGAAACCCTTTCGGAAGAGTCAAAGGGTTCTCAAACCCTTCCTGAACCCTCCAGATCAGTATCAGTATCAGTATCAGGTTCTGTTGGTAGTGGGGAACTTTGGGTAGGCGCACCGCCCTCTATGTTCTGTTCAAAGCATCCCAACGGAACGAACCGAGCCTGTCTCCCGTGTCAGCACTCCCGGGAGCAATTCGAGCGATGGGAATCCGATGAGCAGGTTTGGCAGAAGGCGGCGTTGGCCGCGGCGGCCGAGCGCCGACGAAACTGTAAAAGGTGCGACGGCAGCGGCTGGATCAACCTCCCGGACGATTCGGGAGTTGTCGACTGCGAATGCAAGCACCCGGGCACGCTCCAGCTCGTCCATGACGCCACATCCATTGGGAGGGCGGCCGGATGAGATGTGGCAGCTGCCTGGGCGATCGAGCGCTGACGATGCTTGCCGAGTTCGTTCGACCACCGAATCATCACTCGGGCCATTGCCGAACTATCGAAAGCGGTGATTGCGTGAGCTGTTCATCGGGGCTCCACGATTCGCCTGTACTGCAGGCGATTTCCGAGCTAGAAGAACAGGGCGACAACGAGTTTGACGCCATCGAGTATCGGAGGACTGTGTGACCGAATGCACCCGCTGCGGAGAACGCTGCGAGCTGTTCTTGTGCTGGAACTGCGGCAAGACCATCCGGCGTCTACTGGTCGGGCAGAAGGTCGCCCGCCGCAACGGCAACGAGGCACAGGGGGAGGAGCCGGGCATCATCTGGTACCTGGACCGCCTAATGGAGTCGGCCTACCTGCAGACCCGTATGGGCTCGAACAACGGGCGTACGGCGCCCGACTCCATGCCGCTACTTCCGGACAGCCGGGCGTCCAAGTTGCGCCACAAGATTCACGCCGAGCTGACCTCGTGGGTCAAGCAGCTCACTGAGAACCGCGGGATCCGGTTCCTGCCACTGGACTCGGTGGAGCCCGACTTCATCGGACCCTTGCGGCCCGGGTGGCGCCGCATCCCCATCGGCTACACCGCGTCGGCGGCCGACATGGCGCGCTGGCTGGCCCATCACCTCCTGGCCATCATGTCCGAGGAGAACGCCGCCGAGCTGTACGACGAACTCGTGGCGCTCACCAGGAAGGCGCACAGGGCCATTGACCGCCCCGAGCTCCAACTCTTCGGGGAGTGCTCGAAGTCGATGGGGGAGAGCGACGAAGGTGTGCCGCTCGCCTGCGGGGTGAAGCTCTATGCCGAGAAGGGTGAGACCGTCGTCGCGTGCCCGCGTTGCCGATCGACGTATGGCGTCGATGAGCTCCGGGAGGACATGCGGGCCCGGGCGCGAGATCAGCCGATGACGGGTGCGGACGTGCTGCGCATGATGAAGCTCGCCGGCGAGGCACCGGCCTCGGCCACGTTCTACAAGGTGCTGGGCCGCGTCGCGCCGCGGTCGTACCTACACGCCGATGGGCAGCGCAACCAGACCTCGACGCCAGGCTGCAAGCGGCTGTACGCCTACGATGACGTGGTAGCCAAACTCAACGAAAAGCCAACGCACCGAAGGCGTGAGCGCCCACGGCAGGTGAGCTAGGCTATGAGTTGATCAGGCGCCAGAGTTTCGGTATTCGATCTCCGCGGTGCTGCTCAGTCTGTAGAACAGGTCGCGCAATGCGGCGACAGCGTTCCACTCCTGATAGTTGTCCGCGGGTTCTTTCCCGTTATGCTTCGCCTCTTCCCAGATACGATCTACATGTTTGTAAAGCTCCCACCGGGCTTGGCGCTGTTTTTCCAGGTCTTCCTTGCTGAGTCGTTGCAGGAGCGCCTCGTCGTGGGCCAAGAACCCGTCCTGTATCGGGCCGATATGCTGCTGATGATCGTGATCAGGGTCGTATGCCATTTTATTCCAGTACCTTTCAGTGGCAGTGCAGATTGAAGAGGTCGCAAACCCGCCGGAACGGCTTGTTGTGACTCGGCCCCCGGATTTCCAGCCCAGTGTTGGCTGAAGTCGGTTCGCTTGTTACAGGCTTTCCGTCGTCCATCGCGCGGAGCCATATGGCCCAACACCTCCAGCCCGCACCATGTTTTGAGGAGTAGACGATTCCGTGGGGCAGGCTGCCGTCGAACAGAATTTGATCCCACACCCATGTTGCGATGCTGGTGGTCAGGTCCCGGTTTTCGCCGTGCAGATGCGCTGTTGTGAGACTGGTGATTCCAGCCATTGAAAGGGCAGGTCCCAGATTATCGGTCACTGCCGCGATGGATTCCGGATAGTCAATACCGATGAACCAACCGGATGACGGCAGAGAAAGCTCATGCATCAGACGTTCGCGGCGCCACCCAGCAGGTATGTCGCCGGGCCTCATATGACCGGCTTCACGCCACTCCTTCTCGACTTCGTCCAACAGAGTGGTGCCGTCGGGCTCATCGTCGAAAACTTCTGACAGCTCAACATTTCCGATATCGGGCCGTGCGAATGCTAGCGACTCGGCGTACGAGCAGTCCTGAGTTGAGGCAGCGTAGATGGTTCTGCGCCCCGGGACATCGAACCGGCCCCAATCTGCGCGCCTGCCCTTTGGGGGGCGTACTTGTGGGTTCATGGGCCCGTACGAGGTCTTGGCGATCCGGTACGCCGTCTCGCCGGAGGCGGGGACGAGAAATAACCCAGTTTTCTCACACTTGACTACATTGTCATCCATGCCCTCGTCCCCGCCTTATCTGGGATCAGTCGTCGGTGCCTTCTACAAAGGCACGAGCAGCGCTCATAACCTCAGCCTCGGCACCTTCCCTTAATTTAATTACCGGCGAAACTTCTCCGAGTCGTGGGTTGGCCCCGATAAACCACGTTCGCGCAACATGGTCGCTCTCGGAATTACTTATAAGAGACCAGACCCTATGGGCCATAATCAGTCGCGACTTAGATTCTGGTCTGGGTTCTGGCCCGTCTGCCTGAGCCCATCGGTGGGGGAGTTTTCTATCTCGAACATTGGCGAGTGCTGCAACTAAGGTAGGGCCTAGGTGGCTGTTCAATTGGCGGACAAGCTCATGGGTGCTTAGCTTAGTTGTTTCGATATGCTGTTCATTTATGATGTCGATACCCGTTGGCATGGTCGGCTCCGAATGGGTGTGTAAGTCTTTTTGCTGAGTTGTTTGTGTGATGGTTTTTTTGATTGTGCGTGGTATTTGGATGAATCCCTGAATCCCTGCATTTCTGGACCGCCCTCCAAGGTCGGCACTCCTTCTGCGTGACCGTGGAGGGATGGCGCGGGCCACCAAGTCTCTGGCTCTGGTCCTTGACCCAGAAGCCCTGGTGCTCGCTTCCATGACACAAACATACCGAAAAGCCACCAAAAAACAACCCCAAAATACGGTCGAAAAACCCGTTGCAGTCACCTGTCAATCAGCGCTGGATGCCGCCGGCCTCAGGATCTTCCTGGTCAAACGGTCCAAAACATACGCAAACCGAGTGCCGCGGCATATCGCCCGGTGGCATTTGATCGTCACCCCGACCCACGCCGGGGGTAGTCGGCCACCGCACTCGATACTGCTAATCACATGCTTGTAATTAGCCTCCTGGCCTCGTAGAATTCGGATAGCAGTAGCGCAACTATGCCCAAAATTGGGCGGTTAGCCTGCGAAAATCATGAGCCATCTGGTCGGGGGGGTCGGAAAGCAGTGGCTTGCAGCCACAGCGGCATCGTCAATCGCGATCCACCAGATCGGCTGCCCACCTCTACGAGCACTAGCCCCAAGTACTCGCCAGTCGATAGACGCATCCAGGCGATTTGCCGCCCCTCCTGTAGGGCATTGACGAACAACCCGTGCCGCTTCACGTCGCCAGTAGCAGATCTCGACGGGCGCACACTTCCCGCATTGGTGGCATCTGGCGGCCAATAGGGCGCTGACCAGACCTTATGGACATCCACGATGACTCGGCGGTCTACTCGACGAAGAATCTCTAGGCCTGGTGGATCGTGCCAGTCGCTGAACAGTTCCTCGAACACATGTTCGATGGTATTTCGGTTGATAGTTCGAGTCCATGCCAGACGGACCTGCGTCCGGCGTCCCACCCTGTCAACTCCTCAGGAGGACCCGTGCCCGCTACGCACTCCGCGGTGGTCAATGTCGACTGCCCGCGCTGCAATGACTCGATCCCGTGCACCGGCTTGATTGACGGTGTGGGGCAGATCAAGCCGCAGCCCGACGGCACCGCCACGACCGAATACGACGTGCGCGTACCGGATCTCGCGCGACAGTTCGCCGCGCACTACAACGCCAAGCACTGAGCGCGAGCTAGGCTTCGACTACCCACGCTGCTTCAGGGCTTGCGCTTTCAGGATCGTTTAGCTCGATGTACCACCGCGCGCGGCTTCCTAGCGGGATGGCCACATATCCGGACCTCACTTGTCCTGCGACTAACGATCCCAGTCGCAGGGGCGGTAGCCGATTTATACTGGCGTAGTTGATCATTGGATCAGCGCCGGGGCAGTTCTTATGGTCGGCATCTACCCACGGTTGTGCCGTGGTCGCATAGCACCCGACAACAAAGCTCTCGTTGTATTTGAACGGCAGCGATGATGATCCTGCGAGGGTCAACTTCACTGAGACGCACGGTAAGGAGCCCCTGCAGTTGGGGATCCAGGCCACCTCATTCAACGTGACGTCGGCCGTTGCGCCGTCGGTCGCCCGCGCATGCACCGGTATCCCAGACTGGCCGACATAGGGTGGAGTTTTCAGGGGCGACGTTGACGACCCTATTGATGAATCATGGGGCGTACAGCCACCGAGCAGGATGATGATCGCACCGGCTGCCACCGTGCGGGCACTGTGTGTGATGGTGCCGAGTGGACATATCCCTCGCTGGCTGTTCAGGTTATGCAAGTGGCCGCTCCGGTATCCAACCAGTCACCCGCTTGCGTAATGCGCCGGCTTCCCTGGGTGTCCAGCCTGGCGACAGCCGTGGATATGGGATGTTTGGCAGCGTTATTTCGATACGGGGGCATCGAAGGCAGGATGGCACGAAGAATGCCGTCTGGTAACCGTTCGCGTCGTTCCTGGCTTCTGTGAAGGACCAATCGAGATTGCCATCGCAGCATGGGCAGATCGTGGTCCATCCACTTTGATTGACTCCCATGTACTGCGGCACATCCGGTGACGCTACGCCCATATGCCTATGTGTGACTTGGGAACGTTGATCACCAAAGGTGGTGAGGCTCAGTGGTTGCAGGCAAGGCCGCAACACCCGGCGAGCACAGCGCTGCTCATCGTCTCAAGGAGTACTGGACTAGAGGAGAGGGCGCGGCCAAGACCATCTGGAACCCCCGGGTGAATTCAAGCGCTGTGTGGCCGAGCTCGATAAGTACGTCGCAGGTCCCGAGGGCTTGTCTAGCACGTACCAGGTCGTGGCCACCGGTGGCCCGCCCGGACATGGCAGCGCTGAGTAACGCTGACGTTGACGGCCGCGGGCTCGGAGATTTCTTCGCCGAACGTTTGCTAACGGACCCAAGTGCCATTACATTGCCAGTTAGCATGTTTATTATCAGTGTTGACTGGCAAGCTTAAGGTCTGTCAGTTCCCAGTTAGCAGGGGGCTTGTGGTGAGTAAGAGGGTTGCCGCGCTGGTGGGTATGATCGCCATTCTGCTCTCCGGTGCGGTCTGTATGCAGGTTGCTCCGGACTCCGTTGCGCGTGCCGACCCGTGCCCGCCCGAGGGTTGTGGCGGTGGGGGCTCGATGCCCAGTGGCCCGCCAGGCGGTGGTACCGAGTTCGTGCCGCCCTCCATGCCAGCGATGCCGTCATACGAGGCTGGCCGCGACTACCCAGGGCTCGATCAAAACAACGGCATCTCTATCTACAACAGCGCCGCCCCGCAGCCCAGCCAAGCGGCCCTGCCGAGTCAAGCCTCGGTCCAGAACCAGGATGGAAGCTACAACCGCGCCGCTAACGGTGAACAGCAACCGATCAACTACCGGCAGCCACCGGCCAACGAGCAGATCAACTCGCAATGGCAGCAGCGCAGTGATCAGCTCAACAGTCCGAGTAACAACCAAGTCAACCAGCCGAATCAGGAAACGCACCAACAGCCCGACCAAGATCGCTGTGATCAATTGTGGAGTGAACTCGCAAACTTACCTACCGAGAGCGGCGACGATTCGATAGCGGCACGCCGGTCCGAGGAGATCATAAGTGCACTGAACACGGAATGTGGAACGTTATCGGCCGCAAATCCTCGTCAAAATTCCATTCGTCGACTGGCAGATTCTCGGGTCAATTTCAAACAAGACGCGGGATCGTACGACGGCGTACCGTGCCTCAACCCGAATGGCGATGTCTGGAACCTCACGATGAACGGCGCGACTTCGACTCTTCAGTACATAGACGGTGCCGTTCGCTGGACTATAAGAAGCATACGAAGAGGCGTTACAGCTGAAGGCGTTACCGCCGCTGCGCCAGGGAACCCGGTAGCTATAGCAGGTCCACCAGGCTCAGGGTTGTCGGCAGCCTTCTCGGTGTGTCCGGAAGGCGCGGGTTCGACTGCAGGCTCACAGACCGCTGACGATGTTCGAAAGATACTTAGTCAGGTTTCGAAGGACGGCAACAACACACGCGTTGTATCTAGCGAGGAAGAACTGATCGACCTTTTCAACAAACTGAAGGTGGGCGGTACCGAAGCTACGCCAGCCACCTATGATGGCGTAATGGTTAGCTTGTCCGACGGCACTCGGATAGGTCTGCGTAACAAGAGCTTATCGGGTGGTAAGACTATCGATGTCTTCTATCCCACCGGAAGGCCTGACAAGGTTCACATCTCATGAGCGCAGACCTTCGAGCAACTGTACTTTCGGAGGGCCGAGATGATTGGGTGCCACTGATAACAGTCGACAGGGCTGCGAGGGAAGGCGCTTCTGACAGTGACCGCGTCATCAAGCAGCGAGTCCTTGAGACTATTCGTGAGATGGCCGTCCGTGGCGAAGTATCCATCGGATGGACGCCCCCCGGCGGTACCGGATTCGAGCGCTGGGCCACTTCGATTGATGAGTCAATCCGGCGAATAGCGGATAGCTACTTGCAAAGTGAGAGTGAGTTCGATTGGGCTTTCACTTGCTGGCTAGAGCTCACCGAGCGGGGCAGGGCGGCGGTAGTGCCCTTCGATCCATCGGAATGAGTCGTGCCGCGTGCTTCGCGCCCCTGCCCAGTATCCGGATGCCCCAACCTGATCCGTTTCACCCGCTACTGCTCTGAGCACACCCAGGCATGGAGCGGGCCACGCACCGCCTCCAGCGAAGTGACACGCCAGCGCCGATGGCGCGAGCTGGTCCCGAAGATCCTGGACCGAGACCGCTATCGCTGCCGTATCCAGTACGAGGGCATCTGCACAGGCAGGGCCACCGTGGTGGACAAGGAGCAGCCCGCATCACGCCGACCAGATCTGGCGTTCGACTCGAAGAACCTGCGTGCGGCGTGTCAACCATGCAACGACCACAAGGCCAGAACCGAGGACCGATGATCGCCTACCACTGGTCACCAAGTACGCGCCGCCGCTCCATCGCGCGCAGCGGGCTCATTGTGGGTGCAAGGCCTCACGTCAACGGAGAGCATCGCAACGCGCACATCTCACTGGCTCGCACACCCGCTGATGCGTGGGCGCTGTCGGGTCAACACCTGGCTCGACGTGATGTACGGGCTGAGTCCAGCAGGTGGGACTTGTGGCAGGTAGATCTGACTGGCTTGCCGTACCGGACATTGCACACGGGCTCACGCGAATTGGTGACGAGATGCCCGATACCGACAGGGCGAGTGCAACTGGTAGCGACACGACGCTCTGACCTGCGCAAGCGCGACTGACCCCCATGGGTCCACCCCCTCCTCGGGTCAGGCTGGACAGCCGGAACGCACTGTGAATTTCGCCGTGTACGGATCCCCACATTTTCCGGACCCGCTCAAATCGCGCGCATTTGATTGTCGCGCAACGACATTCCCGACATGGGAGTCAACCATCCTGACATAGGAGTTCGGCCATGCCGCGTGCCCCCAAAGACCCCTCACTGCGTGCTCGGCGGAACACGACAACTACTCGCGCATTACTCAAACCGCAGATCAACCCGACAGTGCCAGAGTTACCCAAGGGCACCCGGTGGCATCAGCAGGTGCAGGACTGGTGGAAGCGGGCGTGGTCGTCGCCGATGGTGCCGGAGTGGACAGAATCGGATATCGACTCGCTGTACATGGTCGCCCGGCTGATGCAGTTGTTCTGGCATTCGAGCACCTTGCCGAACGAGTGCAAGGCCCTGGCCGCCGAGATCCGCCAACTACTTTCGCAGTGCGGCCTGACGCCGATGTCCCGCCGGGCCCTGCAGTGGGAGATCGAGCGCGGCGAGGAGGCTGCGCAGTCGACGGCGCAGCGTCGGGCGGCCAAGAAGGCAGCGGCGAATAAGGCGCCGGCCAAGCCTGACCCGCGGGTGGCTCGGGCCAATCTGCACGTGGTGTAGCGGTTCGCGTTGGAACTGATCGTCCCGCCGGATACCGGCGAGCTGTTCCCCACACTGGGGGACCAACTGTGCGACTTCCTGGAGGAGCGCGCCTGCCATGGGCCCGGTGACCTCAAGGGTCAGCCGCTGGTGCTGGGCGAGGACTGGCGGTACGTGCTCTACCGCGCCTACGAGGTGTGGCCGCAGGGGCATCCGCGCGCCGGGCGGCGCCGGTTCAAGCGTGCCGCGGTGTCCTGGCGTAAGGGCTCGGCCAAGACCGAGTTCATGGCGCTGGTCGCGTTCCTTGAGCTGCACCCGGAGTCGCCGGTGCGGTTCAACGGCTTTGACGAGGACGCGCCATGCGGGCTGGCCCCGGGCCGTCCGGTGGTGGACCCGTACATCCCGCTGCTGGCCAACACCAAGGATCAGGTCGAAGAACTCGCCTACGGTGCCCTCAAGGTCATCTGCGAGGAAAGCGTCGATGCTGACCTGTTCGACGCCGCCCTTGAGCGCATCTTGCGCATCGGGGCCGACGGCAAGGCCGACGGGAAGGCCGTCGCCCTGGCCAACGCGCCGAACTCTCGCGACGGCGGGCGCACGACCTTTCAGGGCTACGACGAGACGCACCGCCTCTACCTGCCGAACCACAAGGCGGCCATCACGACAATGGAAGCCAACCTCGGTAAACGTGTGGCACAAGACCCCTGGTCGCTGTCGACCACGACGGCCGGCGAGCCTGGGCAGAACTCACAAGCCGAGGACGATCACTTCCTGGCCGAGGCGATCAAGCGCGGCGAGGTCGAGCGGCCACGCATGTTCTACTTCCATCGACAGGCCTCTGATGGTTGGGATCTGACCAAGTTCGAGGACCGGGTCAAGGCGATCCGGGAGGCCTCTGGACCCGAGCTGGCTGCACGCACCGATCTGGAAGACCTTGCGGCGCAGTGGGACGATCCCAAGGCGGACAAGTCATATCTGGAACGTGTGTGGACCAACCGCTGGACCCAGCAGGGCGCACAAGCGTTCAACATCCGGCGCTGGAAGGCGCTGGGGCTGCCGGGGATATGGATCCCGCGCCGCGCATACGTCACCCTCGGGTTCGACGGCGCGCGATTCCGGGACGCCACCGGATTGGTTGTCACCGATGTACGAACGGGCATGCAGCAGAAGGCGTACTTGTGCGAGAAGCCGCTCGAGGCACCTGAGGACTGGGAAGTCGACGAGAAGGAAGTCGACGACGCGGTCCGCGAGGTGTTCAAGACCTCGCGAGTACTTCTGATGTACGCCGACCCGCCCCACTGGAACTCGACGATCGGCGACTGGGCGGTTCGGTACGGCGACAGCCGGATCACCAAACGGCCCATCGTCCAGGAGTTCTGGACCAACAAACAGGACCGAATGATCAAGACGATCCAGGCCTACGCCGATGCCATTGCCGCCGGCCGGATCTCGCACAACGAGGACGACGACGGCGACCTCGTGCGCCACGTCGGCAACGCCGGAAAGCACTTCCTCAAACGCGTGGACCCCGAGACTGGCTCTCAGCTCTGGATACTCGGCAAGCTGCACCGGGACCGCAAGTTCGACCTGTGCATGGCGTCCATCTTGTCCTGGCAGGCGCGCATGGAAGTCATGGGGCTGGTGAAGAGCACATCCAAGCAGGTATTTGAGCGAATCAGATAGGAGGGGTTGGGATTTGACCGATGCACTCGCCCCGCACGACTGGTTCATGCTGCTGAACGCGAAATTCACCGCCGTCATGCGCCAACCCTGGTCGGATAAAAGGCTACGGCCCACTGCTGATATGTGCGGGGGAGTGCAGAGGTACTCGCGCCCCCGCAATCAGGTGCTCGACACCCTGTGGTCTTACCGCACTGGAGACCCGCCACTTCCCCTGGTTGCCGAGGAGTACCAGGACTGCTTTCGCGATGTGTTGCGCAAGGCCAGAAGCAACTACGCACCCATGTGCGTCAACGCGATGCTCGATCGCATGGAACTGCAGGCAGTTTCAACGACCGCGGACTCCGATACCAATGGCGATGACTTCGCCGCCCAGGTCATGGAAGAGTCGGGTTTCCTGGCCGTATTCAAGGAACTGCTTGACTACGTGTTCTCCATGGCGGAGGGCTATGGCATGGTCGTGCCCGGCACACCGGTGCCCACCATTCACGCCATCGACCCCCGGCGCTGCATCGGACTTCCAGACCTGCAGAATCCCGTGCGGCTACGCGCCGCACTGGTGCGCGAATGGGACCCGATCTTGGAGATGCATCGGAGCTACCTGTTCCTGCCGGGCAAGAAGTGGACCTTCGTGCTTGAGGGCACCCAGTGGAATCCGGTGTCGACCGAACCAGAGCTGATCGAAGGGCTGGACGAGCTCGGCGGCATCCCGATCGTCCGGTTTGACAATGCGCTCGAGCTCGGCGAGTACGAACCACACATCGACCTGCTCGACCGAATCAACGACGTGACGCTGCAACGCATCATCGGATTCTGGTACCAAGCACTGCGCCAACGCGCCCTGGTGGGCGATGAAGACGAGGACGATGAGGACGAGCCCGGAAGCGAGCCCGTCGACTTCAACAAGCTGTTCAAAGCAGGGCCCGGTTCGCTGTGGCGGATCCCCAAGGACTTCGAGATCTGGGAGTCTCAGCAAGCCGACTTCTCGGGCATTACCAACGCCAAGCGTGACGACGTCAAGGAATTCGCCGCCGTCACCAGCACGCCACTGCACCTCATCACACCGGATGCTGCCAACGGGTCAGCAGAAGGCGCGGGCCTCATCCGAGAATCGGCGACATCGAAAGTACGAGACCGTCGCGCTCGCATCACACCACGAGTCAAACTGCTGTGGCGCATCGTTTTTGCATTGGCCAAGCAGGACCGCGGGCCTGCCCTCAGACTGCATTGGGGCCCGATCGAGTTCCGCACACTGGCAGAGAAGGCATCCGCGTCGGCCCAGTCCGTCGGAACCTTGTCACTGGAGCAGCGGTGCGAGCGCATCTGGGAGATGTCCCCCGACGAGGCCGAAGAGAACATCACCCAGCTGGCCGCCGAGCAGATACTCCTACCGAACGCCCCCACCACGCCCACCACGCAGAGCACGCCCACTGCGCCCGCTACCGCGGTGACGACAGATGTCGGTGCCGGTTAGCTACTCGGACGCACTGGCTGCGGCTGCCACGGCGTACGCCGCACAGCAGGCCACACCGAAGTCAGAAGCGGTGCTCGCCGTCGTGACGGCGTCATCGACGAGCATCATCGCGGTACGCGAGCGGGCCGCGGTCTACGCCAAATCAGCGCTGCGCACCCTGTGGGCGACGGTCAATCCGTATAGCGACAAATCGGTGCAGGACTTCGCAACCCAGGCGGCCCGCGTCATGCAGTCCGCCCAGACCGCATCCGTACGGGGCGCTGCCGCCGCAATGGCTCAGCAGCTCTCAGTGATGGGCGTGCGAACAAAGGCGCAGCCGACCAATCCGCTCGACGTACGCGCACGCGGCGTCAAGGTGCACGGCGGCGCGCTGCGCTTGGTGCGCGAGCCGAGCAAGGTCGACTACGCCGATGGATCGGGCACCGAGGTGTCAGTCCATGACATGAGCACCGAGCAGATCTTCACCCGGCCTGCGGTCGGGTTCCGCTGGATTGAATCAGAGGGTGGCACCCGCGAGGACGCAGCACGGGAATCCGGACTACGCATCGACACCCTGGTGGACGACAACCTGATGCTCGCCCAGCGGCTAGCGCAGGCCGAAATGATCGCCCAGGCTGTCGATCTCGATAACCTCGACAAAGCGAAGATCACCGGATATCGCCGCGTGATCCACCCAGAGATGTCGCGAAGCGGCGCGTGCGGGCTATGCATCGCCGCGGCGGATCGGATCTATCACGTCGCTGAGCTGTTGCCGATCCACACGCACTGCAAGTGCACGATCGCTGCAGTCACAGCCGAGTTCGATCCGGCCGACGAGCTCAACGCTGCCGATCTGTCACAGCTGTACACGCATGCCGGCGGAACCTCGGCCGCGCATCTGAAACGCACCCGCTACCAGGTAGACCACCACGGCGAACTCGGGCCGGTCTTGGTCCCCAAGAAGCCCTACAAGCCGCGCGACCCCAAGAAACGTGCGGCGCAGCCGAACTCACCCGGTGCTAACAGGTCTGAGACCAAGGCGCAGATCGCCCAGCGTCTTCTGCCGGCCCTGGAGCAGAGCCTTGCGGACCTGACCGCCAACGGCGCTGCCGAGAACTCGCCCCAGGTGGTCTACCACCGCACGCAGATCGCGAAGCTGCGCGCCGACCTCACGGCGTAGCGCCGCGAAGACTTCCACCGAACCCGGTGGTCGACCCGTCATGGGTTCCAATTCCCGACATGGGGAGTCACGTTGTCCGATCTACCGATCCATCCATTCACTCACGTACAGGCAATCGGCTTCACTAGCCGCGGCCCGGTCTGGCCCGTCATGGGTGGCTCCGGGGACGGCGACGAAGGCGGCGCTGGCGCACAAGGCGGCGCCCAGTCTGGTCAAGGCGCTTCGCACGGCGGCTCCGACAAGGGGTTCCCGGCGGACACCCCCGTCGCCCAGATGACCGATGCTCAGCAGGCCGCGTACTGGAAGCACTACTCGCGTGAGCATGAAGGCAAAGCCAAAGCGTTTACCACCCTTGGCGTTACCCCTGAGCAGATACAGCAGCTCCAGGAGCGCAACGCCGAGCTGGAGAAGGCGCAGATGGACGCCAGCGAGCTTGCGCTCAAGGAGGCCACCGACAAGGCGGCTGCTGATGCGCGTGCTGCTACCGAGGCGGACTGGAAGCCCAAGCTGCTCGCGAGCCAACTTAAATCGGCAGCCTCGCAGGTGCTTTCCGGTGACCAGCTCACCGAATGGCTGGACAGTGTGGACCCCGGCAAGTTCGTCGGGGACAACGGCGAGATCGACGAATCCAAGGTGATGGGGAAACTCACCGCCATCTTCGGCCAGAAAAAGGAACAGCAGCAACAGCAGCCGTTCTGGGGCCAGCACAGCACCGGGCATCAGTCCGCAGACAAGCCCGGAACAGCCGGAAGGGCCGCTGCCGCAAAGCGGTTCGGCTCCAAAACCTAGAAAGAAGGTGACACATGTCTACTGACATCTCGATGCAGACAACGACCTACCAGGTCGGCAATCGTCAGTGGCTCCTGGACGAGCCCGACTACAAGCCCAACGTGACCCTGGACATCTCGAAGTTCGTCCAGGGTACCCACTACCCGAACGGGTACATCCCCTCGGGCACCGCGATCGGCAAGCTGACCTCCGGTGGACTGTTCGGTCCGTACGACGACACCAAGTCCGACGGCACCCAGACGCTGTACGGCTACACCTACGGCGACGTGCGTGCGGTCCGCCAGAACGGCACGGTCGCCACCAAGGTCGGTACCGGAGCCGTTGTCTCGGGTGCTGTCTCGGTATCCAAGCTGCCGTTCTCCTCTGGAGCCGGCGCGGTCGATGCCAACGGCAAGGCTGACACCCCCACCATCCGCTACGAGGCCTGAGAGGAGGCTGACCAATGGCTCTATTCCTGGACGGCCCACTGCCGCTCGAAGACACCATCGCGTTCGTACAGAGCATCCCGCTGCCGTCGAACAACCAGTTCACGCAGATGATGCCCAGCAAGCAGTACGACAGCGACGAGATCGACTTCGCGACCATCACGAAGACGAACCGTGCCGCCAAGTTCCGCAACTGGGACGGCTCGTTCTGGATCGCACCGCGCGACACCGGATCTGAGAAGCGTGTGCGCATGCTGCCCCTGGGCGGCCAGCTCTCGGTTGGCGAGTACGAACGGCGCCAGATCGAGATGGCCCGCTACGGCGGCACCATCCAGAGCGTTCTGGTGGACGCGATCTACAACGACCTGGAGAACCTGACGCGCTACGCGCAGAACCGTGTCGAGCTTGCCTGGGGCGACGTGCTCACCGATGGTGTGCTCACCATCAACGAGAATGGTGTCCAGCAGCAGGTCGACTACGGCATCCCCGCCGGGCAGCTCGTCACGCCGGCTACCCTCTGGTCCAATCACGCCACCTCGACACCGCTGACCGACCTGATCGGCTGGACCGGCATCTACGCGGGTGTGAACGGCGCTCCGCATGGCCAGTTCAAGACCTCCACCGCGGTGGTTCAGCACCTTATGCAGAACGTCCAGTTGATCAACGCGATCAAGGGCGCCAACACCGGTGCCACCTGGGTGTCGATCACCGAGATCAACACCTTCCTGGGCGGTTTCGGTATTCCGCCGTTCATCGTGCCCACCGACGGGCAGCCGGGCGGATCGATCTATGCCTCCAGCTTCGACGTGGACGGCGTCACCACTCCGGCGTTCGCCACCAACAAGCTGGCGTTCCTGCCGGCCGACCTGGGCACCCTGGGCTTCACCGCATGGGGAGTCCCAACGACGTCACTGGAGCTGAACGCCAACAACGTTCAGGTCGAGGTCGCCGCCGGGCTGATCGGCATCCTGGTGCGCGAGGAAGCACCGCCGTTCCGCAAGACCACCTACGTCGATGGTGTGGTGCTGCCGGTGCTGGCTGACCCGCGCAAGATCCTCGTAGCGACGGTGGCCTGATGGCGATCGTCGGACAGTACGCGCTGTGCGTGCAGGATGCCGAGGGCACCTTCCACTCGTTCCTGCCGGGCCAGCAGGTTCCGGCGTGGGTGGTCGCACTGGTCACCAATCCTCGTGCGTTCGTTGCCGAACCGGCGGACGAAGGGGAAGACCCTGCCGCGGGTGATGACGGTCAGCCGACATCGAGCGATCCCGCTGCGGCCAGCGAGGGGGCTACGCCGGAGCACCCGGGCGACACCTCCCCGGACGCTGACGATCAGGGTGGCACTGCGGCGCCGGCACCGATTGCACTGACTGCGCCGCCGCACGCCGGGGTTGGTTCCGGCAGGGACGCGTGGGCCGACTACGCCAGCGCCAGCGGCGTCGCCGTCCAGGACGACTGGAAGCGCGATCAGATCATCGAAGCTTGCCGTCAGGCGGGCGTCGCAGTCTGATGGCAGACCCAGTGGCCCCGGCGAAGTTTGCCTCGGTCAGTGACGTGACCTCCCGGTTCGAGGGGACGTTCCCCGCGGACCGGGAGGGCTGGGTCCAACTGCGCATCGAGGACGTCGAGGCCGAACTCATGGCCCGCGTTCCGTCGCTGCGGGTCCCGGTCGTCGAGATCGCCCCAGACCGGCTTCGCCAGGTCAAACGCCTGGTCGCCGACAAGGTACTGGACCTGTACCGCAACCCGGACGGGGCCAGCCAGGTGTCACAGACCATGGAGCAGGACACCATGTCGCGCTCCTACTCCCGCGACGCCTACCGCGGCAAGATCGCGTTCACCGACGACGAACTCGCCTCGGTGCGACTCAAAACGAAACGTCCACGCTTCGGCACTGCGGTAATCGCACCCTGGTCGCCGCCATGCCGCTGAACATCAGCGACTACCAAACCGTCATCCCTACCCGGGTAGTCGACGAAGCGAACAACACCCGCGCACCGCTGCCACCGATCGATGTCGTGGCTTTCCTCGATGAACCCCAGGTACTCCTGGACTCCCAGGGAAAACGGTTCGTACAGAACGGGATTCTGCGCGTACGCCGCGGCAGCGATCTGAAGGTCGGCGACGAAGTGCCTCTACCCGAGGGGATCTTCGGTGTGGTCGGCGCTCCGACCGGCAACCGCAATCACTGCATGACCGGGGCTGACTTCGGCTGGGCCCGGTACAAGATCCGCAGGGGAGGCTGATCGTGGACGTCACACTCGACCCAGCCCCCAATCCGGCGATTACCAACGCACTCAACGGCACTCAGATGCGCCGCAGCCTCGAGGCGGTCATCCACACCGCCCAAATGCTGTACCAGGCCAAGGTCGCCAAACGAAGCAACGCCTTGGCGGCCTCGGCGCGCACCTCGGTGCATCGCGGCGGCATTGAGGAAGATCGTCTCGTCGCGGATCTGACCGTCGGTGGCCAAGGACCGCTGGGCATAGTGGATTACGCAGCCTCGCATGAGTTTGGCACCGAGGAACAGCACGGCCAGAACGACGCAGCGCGGCTGGCAGGCGAGATCCCGATCGATGAACACCCCGGCGCCCGTGACCTGAACTGGGTGCTCGAGGAGCTGCACCAGTGGTGAGTTTCCCGCCGTGGTGGAAGGGCGGATACCCCGACGTCGAGAAGCTGCTCGCCAAGTCACTCATCCAGCCCTGGCTGGGCGATGTCAAAGTCGAGTACTGGCTTCCGGCCAACGCCCTGGAGCAGATCCAGGACGGTGTCGAGTTCCTGCGGGTACGCCGCATTGGCGGACGCATCAATCTCAACGAGAAGCGCGACGAGCCAGTAGTGCAGTTCGCCGCGCTCACCAAGTCTCGCGACATCTCCTATGGGCTCATCGAGTTCGTCCGCAGTGGCGTGCTGGAGCCGTTCATGGAGGCCGTCGCGATAGTTCCGGGAACCCCACACAAACTGGGCTGCGAGGGCGAAATCGTTGGCCCGCAGTCCATCCCGGAACCCATCAGGGACGAACGCCTCGTCCCGGCGACCTTCGTGCTGCACACCTGGAAGCCGAAGGGTCTTCCGAATTACCGACAGGCCCTCGGCCTCTAAATCGAAAGGTGAACACCATGTCCATTGATTTCCAGCTGGGTCAGTCCGACCTGGAACTCGCCGGTTGCGACAGCCGGGTATTCCTGGCTCCCTACGTCGGGACCGCGCCCCTGACCTCCCTCGAAGATGTCACCAACGGCGGCATCGACAAGACCAAGATCGGTGCCGGATCGCGATTCGTCTCGGTCGGCAACTACGAAAAGAAGGCCGGCGTCAAGCTGTCCAACAAGCCCAACATCAGCGATGTGATGTCGGCCGGCAAGGGTTCGCCCACCCGGCAGCTGCCCACCGATGCCAAGAAGGGCATCACCTACACGCCGCAGGAGATGAAGCTCGTCAACCTGATGAACGCGTGGGGCTTCCTGCCGTCAGCGGTCTCGGCGCCGTCTACCAAGGGCGGTATCACCATCGGCATCCCCGAACTGCCCGCCAACATCTTGTGGCGTTCGGTCCTGCTGGCTTGGGACTCGTTCAACGGCAAGGACATCTGGATGTACTGGATCGCCAACAAGACCAACGTGGGCGATCGTGACGACATCAACGCCCACGAGGACGGCAACGTGATCACTCATGGCGTCGGCCTGAACTTCCAGTCCGACCCCACCGTCGGCCTGCCCGTCATCTTCGGTATCTGCGGCGAGGGATTCCAGGATCTGATGGCGGCCACCGACACCGGTGGGCTCTACCCGCCGATCACGGGCATCACCGTCACCCCGAGCACCGCGACCCTGACTGTCGCGAACGGGTCCGGTCACACCAAGCAGCTCAAGGTGGTGGACTCCAACGGCCTGGACCGCACAGCGCTGGCGACCTACCAGAGCGATGCCACGGCCAAGGCCACGGTCGATGCACTCGGCCTGATCACCGCGGTGGCGGCCGGAACCGCCAACGTTGCGGCCAGCTACGGCGGCTTCTCGGCCGCCTGCGCGGCGACCGTCTCCTAACCGCCCACAAGGCCACCCACCTGACCGAAAATGGTTGGGGTGGGTGGCCTTTGGCATATCTGAAAGGCAGCAGAAATGGCAGGACCAAAGAAGACCCCCGCGCGTGCGGCCGCCAAGACCAGGGCGGCATCCGGGCGCTACCTCGAACTGATCCAGGAAGTTGACGCACCCAAGCCCTACCAGATCGCCGACGAACTGATCATCGACCCGCCCTCAAAGCCCATGGCGGACAAACTCAACGACGCCCACTACCGCATGGCTGTGGCCAATGCGATGACCCAGGCGATGCTGGCCCAGCCCGACCAGTTCACCATGGACAACTTCACCTCGGTGCGTGAGATGTCCGAAAAAGCCGTTGAGGACTACAACGATGCGTTCTTCAACGGCAAGTATCACGAGGTGCAGGAGTTCTTCACCGGACAGAGCAACGAGTACTGGAACGCCTTCGTCACCGACTACAAGGCGCATATGTGGCCCAAAGAGCCCGATGCCGAAGGTGTTTGCCCGACCTGCGGGCATGACCCCCGCACGGAGGCAGCCCCTTTAGGGCCCGCGTCCTTGAGCTAGTCGACTGGTACTGGGACGCAATCGAAAAAGACTTCGCCGGCATCGGCTGGGACGCCATGGACTACTTTCGCGGACTCAAGTCGTGGCGGCAGTTCGCCAACATCTGCACCAAATTCGCGAACGAAGACGGCACGTACCTGCAGGCGGCGCAACTCAAGGACCCGCGCCACCTCGGTGCGCTCATAAAGCAGTACGAGGAAGCCGGAAAGTCCAAAGAGCCATACCGCCCTCCCCTGGAGGGCCATTCAGCGCTGGTGGCGGCAATCACGGGACTACGCAACGACATTCGCCGCGTCAATGGGCTTCCTCGCATAGAGGGGCCCAAGACGCCGATCGATGAGGCCAAAGAACGCCAGAAGGCCTACAGCGACCGGCGCATGGATGCGGCCCTGGGCTATGACGAGGAGGTGACCTGATACGTGACCGAGTACTCAGCCGGTGAAGCCAAGCTACGGGTAGTCCCTGATGCCTCCGAGTTCAAGGGCAAGCTCGAGGCGGACATGCGCAAGATCCGCGCCGAGTTCACGGTCAACGTCAACGCCGCCACCGCGCAAGCACGCGCCGACATCGAGCGCTTCCGGGACACCCAGGAACGCAACAACATCCGCGTCGGTGTCGATGCTTCATTGGGGCAGGCCCAGGCCGACATGCGGCGCTTCCGCACCGAGCAGGAAGCCAACCGGCTCGTCGTTCGGGTGGACGCGGACACCCGTGGTGCTCGCCGCGAGATTGAAGACCTGCGCCGCAGTGTCACCCACGGATCCCTGGGCAGTGCGTTCGCATGGAACGTCGGCGCGGCGGGCCTATCACTGTTGCCGTCGGCGGCCACCGGCCTGGTGTCGCTAGCTGGCGCGCTGCAGCAGGTCGCCCAGTCGGGCATCGCTGTCCCGGGCATTCTCGGCGGCGTCGCGTCCTCGGTCGGCGCACTGGCCCTGGGCCTGTCGGGCGTCAAGGACGCCTACAGCGCGGCGGCCGACGCCGCGGGCAAGTTCGGCGCCGACGGAGCCCAACAGTCCGCGCAGGCCGCCGCAGCGGCCAACGCGCTGCGCAATGCCGTCTATGACGAGGCACGGGCGCAACGAGATGTCGCACAAGCCCGCAAGGACGCCCGCCAACAGCTGCAAGATCTGAACCTGGAGCTGCGCGGCGGCCGGATCAGCGAGGCCCAGGCCGTTCTATCGGCGCAGCGCGCCCGCCGCGACCTGCAATCCGGGCAGTACCGAGATGCCCTGGACTACCAGGAAGCCCAACTGCGCGTGGTCGAAGCCGACCAGCGCGTCATGGAAACCCGGGCCCGCAACGCCGAGCTGCAGGACAAGGCCAACGACGCCAACGCCAAGGGCGTCGAGAACTCCGATCTGGTGGTGGACGCACAGGAACGCCTGGTGCGCGCCCACCAATCGACCCAGCAGGCTCAAGCGGCCTCGATCGCATCGACGGTGGCAGCCGCTGCCGCGCTGGATAACTTGGCGCCCAATGCGGCTGGGTTCGTCAAGACGCTCGTCGGTATGCGCGAGCAGTTCCGCGGGCTACGCACCGACGTGCAGCAGGCGCTGTTCGCCGGCCTATCCGATGAGATCAAGACCCTGGTCGACAATGATCTGCCGGTCCTGGACCGCGGGCTGACCAACGTGGCCACCGGTATCAACGCGAACTTCGTGCAACTGTTCCGGTCACTGGGCTCCACACAGTCCCAAGGTCTGCTGGATCGAATACTCGGCAATTCTGCCGAGGCGCAGAAGCGCTTCACCGCCGCGATCGACCCGATCGTGCACTCGATCCAAACTCTGACCGGCGGGTCCTCAGATGCCCTGCCGCGCATCGCCGACGGCATCGGCAAGGTAGCCGACCGCTTCGATCACTTCATCACCGAAGCCGACAAGGACGGCCGGCTGGCCAAGTGGATCGATGAAGGCATCGACGGCTTCACCAGCATGGGCAACACCTTGCTCAACATCGGCGGTATCTTCACCGCGCTGACCAAAGCCGCTGGAGGCGGTGGACTTCTTGGAACCCTCGAACAGAACTCCAAGCGCCTATCGGACTTCCTGAACTCCACCAAGGGACAAGACCAGCTGCGCAAGTTCTTCGCCGACGCCCGCGCCGAGCTCGACAAATGGGCGCCGATCCTGCGCGACCTGCCCGGAATCATCGGCGGCGTCGTCTCGGCAGCCCAAGAAGGCTCCGGAGTCGTCATGGGCGTACTGCGCCCCGTCTCCCAGATCCTTGGCGAGCACCCGCAGCTGGTCAAGGACATCGCGCTGGCCTTCCTGGTCTGGAAAACCGTTCCGCCCTTGGTTGGTGGCGTCACCAATTCCCTTGGCGCACTATCGCGGGGCCTAACCGAGGTCGGGACCGGGTTCTCCAGCACCCGAGACCGCATCACCCGCGGCATGGATGCCGTCGACGAACGTTTCACCGCGGCAGGCAGCGAGCGCGGCGGGGTACGCCGCTTCTCCCGGGTGCTCGCCGGAATCTCCGCAGCCGGCGGCCCGCTGTCACTGCTGGTCACCGCCGGCATACCGCTCGTGGCACAGTTCGTCACCCGCATCACCCAAGACATGGACAACGCCGCCGAGCACATCAAGTCCGTGAACGAGGAAGCCAAGAGCCTGATCGGCACCTTGGAGGCGGTGACCAACCTCACCGGTACCGCGACCCGAAAGGCATTGGCCGACAAGTTCCAGAACGCCGAAGGCGGACCCGGAAAAGGCCTGGGCGGCGACGTGCTCAACGCCGCCAAGACCCTCGGTATCGGGGGCGCCGATCAGCGCGACCTCATCACCGCGGCACTACCTGGAGGGGACGCCCAATACGACCAGATCATGGGGCCGATCCGCGACAAGGTCCGCCCCGCGGTCCAGAACTTCATCAAGAGCCAAGGACTCAAGCCCGGCGAAGGCAAGCTGCAAGGCATCGATGAGAACACCATCATCGACGCCTGGCTGGGCGTACCAGGGGCGCTGGAGAAGGTCACCAACGCAAAGGAGTTGGGCCAGAACATTGTCCAACTCGGCACGCTACAGAGCCAGGTGGAAGCTCTGGGCTCGGGTGACCCGGCGTTCCTGGCTTCACTGCTGGGTCAGCGCTTGAACTTCGAGCGCAGCGGTGCCGGGGGAGCGGTGAGTCAGGCCCAAGCTGCCCAGGCGGCAGCCACGCCACAACCGCGTCTCAAGCCTGAATTCGCCCAGCAATTTCCAGGCGCGGTGGTCAACTCAGATGGCACGACCACCACCATCGTGTCGTCGGTCCCACCAAACGCCGGCATGGGTCTTAGTGAGCAATCGCAAGCTACACAGGGCGTTCCGCCGAATCAGGACAAGTGGACCTACCGGCTCTCGCCCGAGGACGCACGCCGACTGACCTACGCCAAGGGTGGCTTCACTCCCGGGCACACGGGAACGGGGCCCACCGGTGGCCACGTCGCCGAGGTCCACAAGAAAGAGTTCGTCGTCAGCGAGCGCGGCACCGCCGCGGTACCAGCGCCGTTCCTGCATGCGCTGAACACCGGCATCGTCGACTCCAGCCTGCTGCTGCCGAAATACGACCAAGGCGGATTTGTCGGCCCGGACGGCAACCCCATCGTGGCTGGCCCGCTGCCCGGCGCGGCCCCCGTGGCGCCGATCGCGCCCGCACCCCAGGGTGGCGGACTGCTCTCGGCGGTCGGCAAGGCAGTCGACGGCATCCAGGGACCGGTCAACAACGTCACCGGCGCGCTCGGAAGCCTTGGCGGCGGCAAGGGTGGTCAAAGCATCCAGATCCCCGGCCTGGGGCTGTCCATTCCGACCGGCGGCAATTTCACCATGCCCACGCTGGAGTCCTGGATGCCGTGGCTGCCCAAGCCTGGTCAGGACATGTCCACCTGGAACCCGTTCGCGGGAGTGCCGGACAAGATTCAGCCGCAGAACATTGCCTTCCGGGGCGCATCCACCCTGATCCAGGGCGCACTGAGTGGCCTGGGCCTGGACGGCTCAATCTTGTCGCAGAACAACCCCTACAACCAGGCTGCGCAGCGCACCGCCCAGTTCTATCTGGACAAGCTCGGCGGCGGTGGCGGCCAGGCCGACGCAGGCGTTCAGGCCGTCATCGACAGTGCGAATGCTGGCGCCCTGCAACTACCGTCGGCCACCGGGCTTGCAATCCCGGGCGCCGATGGCACCTTGAGCCCCGCGGCGCTACGCGGCATCCAGTACGCCCAGCAGCACGCCGTAGGCCAGAAGTACGTCTACGGCGGAGTCGGTGCCGCGCAATACGAGGGTGGCCCCGGCGGCTATGACTGCTCGGGTATCGCCTCGGCCATCTACGCCGCGACCAAGGGGCTGCCACAAGGACAGCGCTACTTCACCACCGAGTCCGATTTCGCCGCACTGGGATTCATCCCCGGATATAAGTCCGGCGAGCTGAACATCGGCGTCATGCGCGGCGGCGGCGGACCCAACTCACACATGGCGCTCACGCTGCCCAACGGCGTCAAGGTCGAGTCCGGGGGCGCGGCCGATGCCACCCAGTACGGCGGGGCAGCCAAGGGCGCAACAGACTTCGCGTTGCAATGGCACCTACCTGTCTCCTCGGACGCCAAGGGGTCAGTACCCGGACTGTATGACATCGGTGGCTGGCTGCAGCCTGGCCTACAGATGGTCATGAACAAGACCAGCGCCCCCGAGCCGGTACTCAACGCTTCGCAGTGGAACACCGCCTCCAAGGCGATCGAAATGGTCAGCTCCGCGCGTCCCACGCCGCCGCAGCCGCCCATGAGCGGAGCGCAGGGCGGTATCAGCACCGGCGGTGCTGGCATCCAGCCGTATAACCCCACGCAGAAGCCAGCCTCATCGCCCCCACCCTCGGCGGCACCCGCTGCGCCGGCGAGCCCAAGCACGTTGCAGCCCCAGGAGTCTGCACCCGAGCAGGCGCCGACGCAGCAGCAAGGGCCGACGTTCGCGCCGGGCACCGTCGGGGCAGCGCCGTCGAGTCTGAATCACAACCTGCCTGCCATCGATAAGGCGATCGACTCCACCGCCTCGACCCTGGCCAATCTGGCATCGACTGCGATCTCCGCCGCGGCCGCCGGGGGATCGATGGGCATGGGTGGGGGAGCTGGAGGGGCGTTGGCGTCCTCCATGGTCGCCGGCGGCATACAGCAAGCGGGCAAGATCGCGAAAAACGTGGCCAATGTGGGCTCCTCGTTGCTAGTCGGCTCGGTGCCCGGATCGAACGGCACCGCCGACCGCGCCTACGGGGAGCTGCTGCGCCCGGTGCAGAACGCACCGATCACCGCGCCCGTCTACTCACCCACCTACAACGTCTCGGGCAATTACGAATTGCGCTCGGCGATGGATCAGCTGGAGTTGAAGGAAAAAGTGGACGCACAATCACGACTGGCGAACAAGCCATGAGGCGCCAAACCGACATCATCGATGTCATCGGCGTCAACGGCGACTTCTGCCGCATCTCCCCGCCCGGGTTCTCCTGGGGCCCCGAGCTCGCGCCCGGCTCGACTGGCCTGTACGACATGCCCATCCAAACCAACTGGGGCAGTTACGGATTCGGACAGTTCTTCCAGTCCTGGAAGCCCAAGCGCCGTGACGTGGTGTGGACGGTGCACATCATGAACCCCGAAACCGGGACGATGGTGGATCAGAGCGAGGACCTGTGGCACCTGATCTATGCGCGGTGGAAGGCGATGTTCTCCCCAGCCCTGGAAGCGTCCATCGTCTACACCTCGTTCGACGGCGAGCGTCGCCTGGGCATCCGCAATCTTGATACCCCAAAGCCGTTCACCGCGCAGAGCTTTGAGGGTAAGGATCCCAAGCTGTTCACCTACGGCTCAGTCGTCATGACCACGGCCTGTGAGCTGCCGTTCTATGTCGGTGCCTCCGAACGGTTCGCGTGGGAGACCGACACTCCGGGTAACTACTGGTTCAAGCTGCCCTTCTATAACCCGTGCCCGGTGGACATCTGGCCGGAATGGGATCTGACCGGCGGGGCCAAGTATCAGCTCCCGGACTACTCGTTCGGCAGCCAGGCCTACGGACGCGGTATCGCCGATCTGGGCAAGACCATGCCGTTGGCGCAGCTGATGGACCTTGAGGACCTGCAGATCTACACCCGCCCCGACCTGGAGACCTTCGTCACCAGTCTGGAGACCCAATTCGCAGGCCGCAACGCGGGCAAGGACTTCGAGTATCCGATCGCGCCTGGCGCCGGGTCCTCCGAGGGGCAGGGCAGTGACAACCCCGGATGCATCGTGCGCGCCAACGTCACCAATCCCGCGGGCGCGCGCGTGGAGCTGACCTTGCCGCGTTGGTATGACGAGCCATTCAGCACGCCGAGGATCGTGTGAGCACAGCTCTTGCCGCGCGGCTTACGCAGTCGCGCGCTACGTGCACGCAGATCCGCTCGGACCGCAAGGCGCTGCAGCGCGCGCAGACCGAGGTCTCGATCTACAAGAACGACCCCACCGGCAAGCCCGGACTGATCTTCGTTGGCCGCATCCACATCATGGAACCGACCAAGTACCAGTTCCCCAAGAAGGGCAACGTCTCAGCCTCGGGGTACTTCGAGCTGCGCGCCACCCACCACATCTCGAAATTCATTGCCTCGGTGCCCAACAACCCGAACGAGTGCAAGAACATCATCATCCGCGTCGACAAGTTCGGCGGCAAGTGGCGCTGGACCGGCTTCATGCACCACTGGAAAGTCGAGACCCGTGGCGGTGTGGACTACCTCTCGGCGTTCTTCAACGACGACATGCAGTACCCCCAGTTCATTCTCGCACCACCGAACCCAGCCCTACCCATCCCGGTCTTCCAATTCCCTCGGGACGGTTTCATTTTCGCTCCTGGGGTCTGGTCTATCTCAACAGTATTCCTGCTCAACCTAATTCGTAACCAGGCGCCGATCTATCATCTGCCCGACGACCCGTGGCATATCGAAGGCTGGACCCAGCCACTGGACTGCCGCAACTGGCAGGTGCACATCAAGTGCAAGCCGTTCATCACCGACTCCTCGCTGTGGAATGTCATCGCCTACCGGATGAACACCCTGGATTCGGTGATCGCCGCGGCCCTCGATGACGGTCAGCTCTGCCTGGACTACCGTCGCTACTTCACCGCCGAAGGCGAGATGGGCACCGACATGTTCGGCCAGCCCGTGGCCAACGGCGCCCTGGTCTTCGAGGTCTTCGACCGCTCCGGATTCGCGCTACCTGGCGGAACATTCGTCAACGGCAACGCCGCCGGCGGCCTGGCACGGTCCGTGATCCAGTGGGGCGCGGGATTCGTCGAGGACAGCTTCGAGCAGGTCAGCGACGACGAAACGCTCTACCCGGATGAGTACTGGCAGTCCGGGTTCCTCGGGAACTTCGCCACCGCCCCAGCTCTGGCGATCCGCGACTCGTGGTGGAACGACCTGCAATCGGTCGTCAACCACTCACCGGCCACCGCGGTCAGCGGTGTGGTCGGCGGTGACAACCCGACCGCCGACGCGATCGTGAAGCTGCTGATCGAGGCCACGGGGAACCTGATTGGTTTCTTCTTTCTCGGCGGCTTCGACTCGCTCGGTGACATTGCCAGCGATGTCATCATGCCGTTCCTGGTGGGCACCATCTTGGCCTGGGATGAGTGGAAGAACACCAGTCGCGCAACCAATCTGGGCTGGGCCCACCTGTTCGAGGTGTACAACTCCGGTGCTGAACAGAACGCATGGAGCCTTGCGGCGGTCGCGGCGATGCGTGGCCTGTTCAAGGCCACCGACGCCGAGACCAGCCACACCATGGTCATCGACGAATCCACCTGGGTACTGCCCGGCGTGCATGCCCAGATGAAGGACCGGGTGGCCTCCAGCGCCGGCGCACTGCAACGCCTTGGCATCGACATGATGTTCGTCAACCAGATTGAGGAACAGATCCTCTCCGGCGACGACAGCGGCAAGAGCGAGTTCCTGATGAAGTGCGGCCAGAACAAGGCCTCACTGAGCACAGGGGAGCGGTTCTCTCAAATGCTCAGGAACGCACTCGACCGTATCGCCGACATCGGCTTTCATTTGGTGTCCTGAAATGGCAGTAGAACAAGGGGATTAAATGCAGAACCTCGCAACCGCGCTGGTGCTCTCGCGCGGAAGTATCTGGAAACCCCAGCCCTGGGACTGGTCACCACCCTTGGTGGCCGAATGGAACATGCCCTGGCCCGATGGCGCGACGGCTCGTGCGGTCTTCTACGACACCGCCGGCGGAGTGCTGCTGACGGTCAATGGCACCGTGACCGCCGAGATGATCAACTTCATGGCCGCCCCGGCAGTCATGGACCCGATCCCCGCGGGCGCCAACTTCGAGATCTTCCTGGACACCACCGAGGGCCCAGTGATGATCCGGCACGGCAAGGTGATCCGCAAAGAAGCCCAGTTCTTCGACGCCCCCGCCAGCAGCATCTCCTCGACACCGCGCAAGTTCCAGGACTACTTCCCGACGCTCGGGTTGCGCTCGGTATGGGAGCCCATCTACGGCCGAGTCAAGGTGTGGGATAACTCCGCGCAGTCCTTGCCCAACGGCATCGGCCCGGATGTCGCGTTCTTCTCCCAGGGCAAGGCCGCGATGCGGTACTACGAGCCGTTCGGCTCAGACTCGGTCAAAATCCATGTCCGACTGCTGAACCCCAATGCCGGCAAGACCAGCGTGGTGGTGTGCGCCGACAAATGGTTCACCAGTTATTTGGCGGTGCAGTTTGAGTCTGACCCGATCATCACGAGCAACAACAAGATTCACCTCGCGGTCGGATCCTCACCCACTCAGATGACCTATCAGGGCGCCGCGGTGAGTCACACCGTGGTCAACGGCAACGACTACTGGATCGAGTACTCCAACCTCACCAAGACGTTGTTGGTGCGCAAGGGCACTGACACCACACCGCTGGGTGAACCTTGGGTGGATACCAACGATCTCGTGCCGCATGGTCCGGGCTATCGCTATGCCGGGTTCGTCTGGGACGGCGGTGATCTGGTCATCGTCAATGTCAGCGGACCCCAGGTGACCGGATGGGAGGCGCTGGACAATGCCTGATCTCGAGCAGGCCCGCCAATGCGAGCAGCTGGCCAAGGCGCTGTGGTTCCTGGCCGCGCCGGCACGCGGACCTGTGGCCAATGGCCTGTACAGCCTGGGAGTGCGCATTCACCCCGAGCTGGCCACCAAAACCCTGGAGACCGAGGGACCGGCGAATTGGGGCAACCATGCACCCCAGCGGCTGGTGAGCAAGGCGGCCACGACCACCGACCCCATCGCGCTGCTGCGCAGCATGGGGCAGGTACAACCCAGCCTGGCCGAGCTCGCCGACAAGATGGAAGCCGCCCAGACCGAGAAGGACAAGCAGCTCCTGATCGCCGAAATCCGCGCGCAGTTCCCCGACATGATCAAGCGCACCGAAGAGCAGATCGCCGCGTCGCGCCCGCAGGACTTTGAGTGACAACCCCTGGCGGACCCGGATCGATCAACCCAAACGCGCGCTTCGGCATCACCGGCGATAGCTCGCACGGCGACACCGTCGCAGACCTGCAACAGCGTCTACAGGCCGCGATCGAGGGTCGCCTCAAAGCAGACATCAAGGGCTCTCAAGGATGGAAGGGCGCCTCCGACGCGGCATTCGGCGGACTCATGCTGCGGGGCACCCCCGGACAACCCGTGTCCATCAGCCTGGCCATCATCGCCTCGCTGGCCGCCCGCCTACTGGGCATCAATCCACAAACCTGGCTGATCAGCACCGACCCACACGAGAACATCGAACGCATCCTCGCCGAGCTCAAAAAGGTCCCGATCCTCGATGACCTGATCGAACTCATCACCGGCGTCGAGGACGGCGACGAATCCGACCTCGGCACATGGGCCCTCGGCATCCGCAATGCCCTGCAGGGCATCGACCTGTCGAACCCCGGATCCATTCTCACCGCAATCGGCAAGGCCGCCGGACAGATCTTCAAGGGCGTCATCCCCATCTCATGGATAGCCAACGTCGTCCACGACCTCATCGGCGGCTCCGGCGAGTTCCTGAACGCCGACAGCGTGAAGACCAACCCGTTCTGGTCCTGGGATTCGGTCATGCCCGGGTTCATCTCGGGTGGCTCAATCCGCGCGAGCGCCAACGGCACACAGCAGGTTATGCGCTCGGAACCCTTCCCAGTCTTCCCCGGTCAAACGCTGGAACTACGCGCAGCCTCGCAGTGGACTGGTGCTGTCGCCACCGCCGGATCCAACCCGGTCAAGGTCGGATTCACCCCGTTTGATGCAGAGGGCAATCCGCTTGCCGATGTCATTCGCGGATCCCTGCAGCCCTCGGGCGACCATAGCTGGCAATGGGTCCCGGTCCAAGATAAATGGCCCGTACCCCCTGGTGTGGCGCACGTGTCCGAGCTGTTGATCCTCGATAGTGGGGCGACCGCTGGAACCTTCCGATTTTCCAACGCTTCGGCATGGGCGTCGAACCTGCTCGACCTCGGACTGGTCAAAGACCTGCGCGAAATGGTCGACGCCATCGGCGGGACGGTGAACTCCGAGGTCGCCGATATCACCGCCCGCCTGCAGGCCATCACCGCTGACGGCAAGATCACTGTCACCGAATTCGAGGGCTTGATCCAACAGGCGCAAGTCGCGGGACTGGTGATCATCCAAACGGTTCTGAATCAGATCAGAGACGTCATCAACGGGCTCGTTGTCACGCCCGTCAACAGCATCGTGCAGGACTTCAAGAACTGGTTCGGTCTCAACCAGAACAAGACTCAGTCCCTCAATGATTCGGGGCAAATCGCCAAGGATGCCGTGGACGGCTTGGCCGGCATCGAGTCCAATCTCATTGATGGCTTCAAAGGCATCTACAACGCATGGTTCGGCGGTACGTCCGCCGCGGGCACACCCGCAGAGGTCGAGGAGACCGTCGCGGCAATCAGGACCGCTGTGCAGAATGGCTACACGGTAGACACCATCACCTCATCCACGACCTGGACCAAGCCGGCCAATATCACTGAGCTGATTGTGATTTGCATTCCCGCGGGTCTCAACGGTAGTGACGGCACGCAGGGCAACAGCGGATCTGAGCAGACCGGTGGCCTCGGTGGACTTGGAGGCGGATACCTCGCCCAAGTACTCGACCCGAGCGCAGTCGCATCAACGGTCCCAGTAACAATCGGCACACCTACCTCGCCGACCACCTCATTCGGCGCCCACGTCTCGGCCACCGCAGGCACGGCCGGTGGTATCGCCTCACAATTCGGCTACACCGCCACCTCATCAACCCCCGGCAGCGGCGGCAAGGGCGGGGCCGCGAACAACCAGAACGCCAGCAAGCACCAAGACCCCGGCACCGCCGGGACGGGCTCTGCCGTGGCCACCGGTGGCGCCGGCGGCACCCCCGGCAATCCAGGATCCCCCGGCGGCAGCGTCTCGACGGGCGCACTCACCAAATGCGGCGGCGGTGGCGGGGGCGGCGGTGGCGGCAAGTACGGCGACATCGGGGCGTCGGCCGGAAACGGCGGCGCGGGCGGATTTCCCGGCGGCGGTGGTGGCGGCGGGGGAGGCGCGTCGGCCGGCATCAGCGGGGCCAGCAAGGGCACTGGCGGTCCAGGCGGGGCTGCCGTTGTGTTCATCTACTACCGATAGGGGTACCAAATGGCGATCACCGCAACGCTTGTCGGCGAGAACCTACGGCAGTTCTGTCCGTCCACCAACCACTACCGGTGCACCGACGGCGAGCAGATCTGGCATCTGCTCATCACCGTCCCTTCACTGGACAGCGTCGGCACGATCAACGAGATCCTGGGCACCGCACTACCGGCGACCCAATCGCAGTTGATGCAACACGCTGAGGTGTTTCTAGCCGACGAAAACGCTGTCGTCATCGACGCGGACGGAGATCCGGCCAATGGCATGACCGCACTAGCCAAAATTCCCGATTGCACATCGCACACCCAGGCGCTCTCCCAGCTCGGGTATGAGTTGGGCTAGATGCCCTGGTCACCCAACCCGACCGTCCCGCCACGACGATCGGGCGGTCAGTGGTCTCCAAATCCGCTGATGCCACCAAGAAACACGACAGGGGCATGGCACTGGGTACCGCGTGCGTTCGCGACTGACGCGGGCATCGGCGACGATTCGGCGACTCTACTAGCCCATCTGCTGGCCACCGAGTCGGGAGTGGGCTACGACAGTGCGGCGCTTCTGGCTCATTTGGCCGGCCGCGAGGATGGGCTCGGGTTCGATTCGGCAGCGATGCTCGCTCACTTGACCGGCATGGACACAGGTATCGGCGGGGACTCGGCCACGGCCATGCTCAAGTATTTCCTGACCGGCACTGACGACGGAATCGGTTACGACAGTGCGGCATTGCTCGCACACCTGACAGGCAGCGGGTTCGGCCAGGGCTACGACACAGCGACCCTGGTGGCCCACCTGACGGGGCTCGACACCGGCGGCGGATATGACAGCGCCACCGCGGTGTTCAGCCCGCACGCGCCCGATACCCAGTCGTGGTCCGCTCCGGGCACGATCACCTACAACATCCCGTCATGGTGCCGGTACATCGACATCATCCTTGTTGGCGGTGGTAACGGCGGTGGCGGTGGGTTCGCCGGGTTCGTGACCGGTGGCGGTGGAAACGCTGGCACCTGGACACACATCACCATCGAACGCGGCGTCGATATTCCCTGGGCCACAGCAACGCTCACGATCATCATTCCGGCCGCCACGGCGGGCGGTACGTCGGGAAACAAGGGCGCCGGCGGTGGAACTGTCACCGCGTCGGGCTCCGGCTGGGCAGCCGGGCTATCCGCGACAGGCGGCACCGGAGACCAGTTCGGCAGCACCAGAAACGGCCAGTCGCCCGGCACTCACACCTACAACGGACAGTCCTACAACGGCGGGGCTGTGCAGTCGACCGCACAAGCGGCGGGCAATCCACCGGGCGGTGGAGGCAACGGCGGAACGGGAAATGCCTTCAACGGCAACCAGGGCGGTGCGGGGGCGCCGGGCGGTGCCTGGTGCCGCGCATATCAGTAATCGGCAATAGGAGGACACATGGGAGCCACATCAGCTCATCAAATCGCTATCTGCAACGCAATCGCAGCGGCCGGAAACACCATCAAGCCCTGCAGCGGCGACCCCGGCACCGGGACCAACGCCGCCAACGTGATTGCCTCTACGCCAGCATCGTTCAACACCACATGGCCAACTGCGACCGATGGCAGCGGCGGAGACGCAGGCTACGCGGTATCCCAAGGATCGGCGGGCACCCTGCAAATCCCGGCCTCGACAGTGGTCAGTCATTACGCCATCTTCAACGGCTCGACCTATCTGCGCGGCCATGCCCTCGATACACCAATCACCGTGGGCAGCAGCTCAGTAAACGTCGACATCACTCCCAAGACCCGATACAAGGGCGGGCAATGATGCACCGCCAGCTGCTCGCGGTGGTCGCTCTGTGCCTGGCCATCGGCGCTGCCGCATTCCGTCTCGGCTGGTGGGCCTCCGACCAGCTCTCGTCCTACGCCCAGGAAATCGATCCCCGCATCGAACGGAAGTACACCAAAAAATGACAGCTACACGCACCAACATCGAGTTCGCCAAGCGGATCTTCACCGACCGTGTTGGCAACGACTACGTGTACGGCGGAAATTGGGACCCACTCAACGTCAAGGTCGGCACCGACTGCTCCGGCCTCGTCATCGACGAGCTTGACGCAGCGGTGAACGGCACTGCGATGGCGTGGTCTCGGCATGGCATGTCTACCGAGAGCTGGCGGCCGATAGATGTCGGCGAGATCGGAACCATCTTCAACACCATCTGTGTGGCCTCGCCTAACGACTTTCCCGCTGACGCTGCGGTGAAGATCGCCATCCACCACGGACCCGGCGGGGGAGCCAACAGCCACATGTGGTGTGAGGTCGACGGAATCCGCATGGAGTCCAACGGCTCCGACGGATGCGTGACCGGCAACCGGGCCCGCTCGGTGTGCGACACCAACTACGCTAATGACTGGCACTACCTACCCGGACCGATCGTGGATCGTGACATCGGACCCGGTGGTGTCCGGGTGCTGTCCCTCGCCATGGCGCCGACTGTCGTCGGTCTCGACCAGCTCGCCGCCTACCTTCCGCACTTCGCCGAGGCGATGCGTGCCGCCGAGATCACCACGGTCCCGCGGGCGGCGGCATGGTGCGGCCAGATCGGCCACGAGTCTTTGGGCCTGCGATACATGGCCGAGATCCAAACCAGCGGGCCCGATTGGAACTGGGACCGCACCCGCTACCGGGGACGCGGGCCGATCCAACTGACCTGGCAGAGCAACTACCGCAAGTTCGGGCAGTGGTGCAAGGCAAAGGGATACGTCACCGATTCCGAGCTGTTCGTCAACCAGCCCGAGCTGGTCGAACAGCCGAAGTGGGGATTCCTGGCCGCGTCCTGGTACTGGCTCAATGGCGGACCGCGCCCCGGTCAAATTAACGGATTCGCCGACGCCGGAGACATTCTCGCCGTCTCCCGTTGCGTCAACGGATGGGTAGACACCCCGAACGGTATGCCCGACCGCACTTCCCGCTACAACCGCTGCCTGTCGCTGGGCGACCAGCTGCTCTCACTGCTCACCCCAACCACCCCCATCGATCCCATAGAGGAGTTGTTGATGTCTGATCTCGCCGTCCCTTCACTGTCGATCTACGCCGACCCGGGGGAGCCCGACGTGCCGATCGTCGACATGATCCGCGCTCTCGACGCCCATGGCCCGCACGAACCGTACGTCGAGAATCAAGCCCGATTGGGCGAGCCCGACGCCATCCGGCGCGTAGCCCGCACCGCGGCCGGGCAAGGCAAATACGGCACAGCCGCAGGCCCGGTCAACCAGGCCAAATCGATTCTCAACGAGATCAAACAATCCAATCCTGCTGTCCTGCAGCAGTTCCTCGCACAGAACGGAGCACGCTCATGAAGTACACCGCGAACACCATCCTCAAGGCCGTCGGCGCATTCGGTATCGCCTTCGCCGGCGCAGTGGCCACCGTCGCCCAAGGCGGCGATCTGTCCACACTCGACCTCGGGGGGTGGATGACCGCGATCGGCTCAGGTGTCGTGGCAGCCGGCGCGCTGTTCAGTCATCCCGTCAAGACCGACAGCACACCCGCTGTCGCTGACGTCACCACCAGCCTCACGGACGCAATCGCCCAGGCCGACGCCGTGGGCAACCACCTGAACGCGATGTACAACGACGCCCTGGGCAAGCTCACTGACATCGGCAATGCGGCCGCCGCGGCAGCCGACGAGGTGCGTAAGACCATAGGGGTCAACCCGCCTGTGTCCGCCCCGACCAAGCTCGACCTTCCGAGCATTCCGGCGCAGGGCGGCTCGCTGATCGATGACGTGATCCGAGCGGCCACCCGGTGA